TGTGGCGACCGTCTGACATGCAAGAAATTGCTGACCGATTTCAAAGAAAGACTTGACACGGGTTTAGTTTTCTGGAAGACTTCTTTTGTCGGAGGGAGACAAAATGACACACACAGCATTCACCGCAACCGCACCTGACGGATTCGTCTGGAAACGCAAAACAAAAGGGCATTTCAGCCACGCAGTTCTTGGCTTCAACCCTTACCTCGGAGACTGGCACATCGTAGGTTTCCGTTCAACACTTGCATCAGCACAAAAAGAGGCAATGAAAGCAAGCGGTGGCATCGGATCGTGGAGTCCTTACAGCGAAGTAATCATCGTTGAGACAGTGGAGGTGGAGTGATGCTAAACACTGATCCAACAAAACTGGCTCGCCGACAAGATCCGCACACATCTCGTGCAGGTGCCAAAGATGTAGCACCCAGATCTGGATCGCAGAAAGCGAAACTGCTGGAAGCGTATGCGAATCATCCTGACGGGCTGACCGATGAGGAAGCGGGCATTTTTTCAGGTTTGGCTAACAATCACGGATGCGGGTACTGGAAACGGTGTTCGGATCTGGAGCGGGAAGGGCTGATCCAGCGGACATTATTTACCCGCCCAGCGTCTACAGGAAATCAACAGATCGTGAGAGCGATCACCGAAACAGGAAGAAAGGTTGTGGGAAAATGAATCTACGATGGCTTTGTGGGTCAATTTTGTTCAATTTGGTGACGATGCTTTTTGTGGCGTTTGCGGAACCGAGCGGGGTGGCTTTTATTACGGTTGTGATGCTTGGTTGTTCGTTGGTCTTGATGGTGTTGGGGATGCGAAAGTTGGATCCCGACAATAAATACTTTGACTAATGACTTGACAGGGGTTTAGTTTTCTGTCAGACTTCTTATACAAGGAAAGGAGCCAAATGACCAGTTACACCCACCAAGAAGCCGAAAGTCTCAAAGCGGAACTTCGGGAACTTGCCTCGCAAGTTTTGGAGTACAAAGCAACCGCTTACATGGTTGCCAAGGAACAGACCGCTCACCAGCGTCGGACACACCAGCCTGCTGGCGAAAGCAAGAGGTGGTACGCAGGTTCCAAAATTGCTGGCTTAACTTGGACGGAATTTGCTAAAGAGTTTGGTTTGGAGTACGAGATCCACACAGATGTTGGCGATGACCAAGGCAGGTACTACACCAAAAAAGAAGCGGTTGAAATCCGAATGGAATCCTGCGAAGAAGAGTTTGTCCGCTTCATGTTTCACCAGTCCTACGACGATCCTGAAACATTTAAAAAAGTAGTCGCTTTCTTAAAAAAGGAGGAAATTAAATGACCATGACAGAAAAAAATAAAAACACAATCAAGAAAAATCGGCTTGAGATTGAACAGCAACTGCAAGACCTTGAATCTCAGATCGCTTCACTTCGCAGTAAGTTTGAACTTGATGAGTTTGAAACTTATATGGGTCATACAGCAAACAACATGATGGTGAGAGTTATGGAACTAGGTTTACTTATTGCCACTAATCGTGCGCTCATTGTGGGGGCTAAATGAAAATAGTTGAGGGCACACGAGCGATCTACAAAAACAAGACAGGCACAGTGGTCGCTATCGGTCAACACGGGATGGGTTACTGGGATCCCGATACCAACCAAAAAGGCAATGACGGCATGCGACTGGTAGCAATCGCCGATCTCACCGTGATCGTTCCAACAACCTATGAGGAGGGTAAATGAGCAAGATACAGGAAGTCCCCAAGTTCAAAGATGGGGAATGGCATTGGCAGGAAATTATCGGGGGGACATGGGTTTGGGAAAAGTCCCATACCCACCCGATCACGGGGGCGTACACGCCTGAGGAGCATGAGGAAATGCAAGAAATGTTTGATGCTGAATTTGACGAAATGGAGGAATTCGTATGACAACAATTATTGAAAACTGGGAAAAGCGAGTCAAAGAAACATTTGGTGGGGATCTTCCTTCAGTTGTTGAGGTTGAACATTTTGAGAAGAATGCCGACTCAAGTGACTTGATGCGAATGATGGTCAAGACCGTTCATTATGGGGTTCGGGTTCTGTTTCCGATTTCTAAAATTGACCATGTGGTTGTTTCAGCATTTCAGCGTCAAACTGAGTTGGAGGGTTTGGTTATTCCAGCGGATCATGGTGGAATGTCGGATGTTCACTTTGGAGCCAACATGAAATTGATCTTGCCTAACCGAAGCATTTTTGGTGTTACTGCCATCACTTTTGGATGCGACCATGAAATGGATCATCGGCAGAAAGGCAATTGCTACTACGAGTCGCAATGCTCTAAGTGCAGTTATTCGTATGTGGTTGACTCTGGCGACTAAAGCAAACTGAAGTAAAAGTCAAGTGGGGTGATGCTTCGGCTCACCCCATTTTGCTATCCTCGCCATGTGGCTGACATGCGTGAACTAGGAACATCAGGATTTCAACATTCTGGCGGTTCTGTAACAGACGAATTTTTAGCGAATCTTCAAGGTATTCGTGGTATTCGTACATGGCGTGAAATGGCTGATAACGATCCCGTGGTCGGTGCGATGCTGTTTGCTGTTGAACGGCTGATCCTGAATCTGAAATGGAAAGTAGATCCCTTTGTTGAAGAGGGCAAGACCAAAGCATCCAAGAAAGATGAAAAGGTCGCCGAATTTGTTGAGCAATGCTTGTACGACATGGAAAACTCTTGGGATGGAACGGTCGCCGAGATCCTGTCGTTTCTGACTTACGGCTGGTCGTACTCCGAGATCGTCTACAAGAAGCGTGGCGGGATGGACACCAAAGACAAGTCCAAGCGATCCAAATTTAATGACCAAAAAATTGGTTGGAGAAAGATTTCTAACCGAGCGCAAGAAACATTGTTCCAGTGGGACATTGATGAATCTGGCGATGTGAGAGCAATGCAACAATTAGACCCGTCTGGCGGTCGTGGTCTGGTGTCAATTCCCATTGAGAAGGCTCTGCACTTCCGTACAACCTCCGCTAGAAACAATCCTGAAGGACGAAGCCTTTTACGCAATGCGTACCGCCCGTGGCGATTTAAACGCACCATTGAAGAAATTGAAGCGATCGGCATTGAACGAGATCTGGCTGGTCTGCCAGTCGCTTATGTCCCGCCGTCCATGCTTTCGTCCACCGCAACAACAGACGAAGTGTCTGCCCGCAATGCGATCCAAAACATGGTGCGTGGAATCAAACGAAACCAAAACGAAGGCATCCTTTTCCCGCTCGCTTTTGACGAGGGTGGGCGAGAGATGTACAAACTGACTCTTCTGTCCAGTGGTGGCAACCGCCAGTTCAACACTGATGCCATTGTTGCCCGCTATGACCAGCGAATCACAATGACAATTTTGGCTGACTTCATTTTGTTGGGTCACGAAAAAGTCGGTTCGTTCGCTTTGGGTTCGTCAAAGATTGACTTGTTTCTGACTGCGATCGCCCAGATGACCGCTCAGATTTCTGATGTGTTCAACAAGGATGCTGTTCCGAGATTGTTGAAGTTGAACGGTATGGATCCCCAGCGCGCACCCGTGATGCGAGTGGAAGAGTTGCAGTCCACCGATCTAACTGTTCTTGGTGACTTCATCACCAAAATGGCTGGTGCTGGAGCGTTGCAAGTTGATTCTGGTCTGGATGAGTTTGTTCGTGATCTTGCTGGCTTGCCACCAAAGGTTGAAGAAGAGGGTGCTTTACAACAAGGTGCCCAGATGCAACCGAATGCGATGCCCCAACCTCCTGTAGCACCGCAGTCTGCTCCACCCGCTGAAGCGCAACCTGCTCAAGCCCCGCCCGCTCAAGCGTCTGGTAGTGGTTCGGTTGAAGACTACATCATTCAATAAAGCCTCACCTTTAACGCCAAACGAGATCGGGATGGCTGGTGCTGTCTCTCAAATTTCGTCAAGTTTGTCTCGGAGTTTGTTGGGTGTTATTGGTGGTTCGTCGGATGGTGTAACTGCTTTGGGTCGGTTGAGTTCGGTTGATATTTTGGATCAACTTCAGGACTTAACACCAGCAATTATTGGTCCGTTGATAAACGAACTTAACTTGTCTGCCATTGATGCGATTGCTTCTATCCCGCCACAGTTAAGCATCGGAGTCAGTTTCAATACCACTGACCCTCGCGCGCTCGCGTGGGCGACCCAGCGGGCTGGCGAGTTCGTTGTCCAAATCAGTGACGAGGTACGGTCACAGATCAGGGATCTGATCTCTCGTGGATACCGTGACCAAATGACTGTAGATGCCATTGCAAGAGAACTACGGAACATTGTCGGGTTGCATTCTCGTTGGGCTACCGCAGTGGAAAACATGTATGTACGAACACTTGACGGGCTTATCAATTCTGGTGTTGCATTAGGTATGGCGACTACGCAGGCAACCAGTCTTGCGGGGGCGTACCGTGACAAGTTGATCGCTTCACGGGCTAACACGATCGCCAGAACCGAAGTCATTGGGGCTAATAACGCTGGACGCTATTTGGGGTGGCAACAGTTCATGCAACAGTCTGGTTATCCGCCGAACTTGATGCAGAAAGAATGGGTTGTTGGTCCTGACGGTTGGCAGGGGATTAATGTATGCGATCTGTGTCTTGAGTTAGATGGCACGATTGTTGGTGTGAATGATGAGTTTCCTAGTGGTCGGTTGATGCCTCCGTTGCATCCGAATTGTCGTTGTACTGCTTTGCTGATTTTTCCTGAGGATGGTTTGTGATGCCGTACAAGATTGAGCAGAGGGCTGACAAGTTTGTTGTTGTTCGTGAAGACGGCGGGAGAGTTGTTGGTACGCATTCGTCTAGGGCTAAGGCGACGGCTCATGTGCGGGCTTTGTATGCAAATGTTAAGGATGCCATTGAGAAGGCAAAGTTTGCTTCTCGTAGCGAAGCAGGCAAGTACGCCGCTCACATTCGGTGGATGCGAGAGCGGGGTATGGAACCGTTAACGCCTGATGCTTGGCGTAGCCAGAACGCTCAACCAGTTCAACCGACAAGAAGTTCTTATGAAAGTTCGTTAGATGCGATCACAAGTTTTGCTAGTGATGAGTTTCAAAGCAGATTGCGTGATGCCGGTGCTTCTATAAGGGGTAGTAGGTATGACGGTGGCAGATTGGTTCCGTTAGGAGAATATTTAAATATTCAAAACGAAATGTCTGTGGTTAGAGTTCGTAACCCAAATAATCCTGTGAATACAATAATTATTGGTTCTCCTCCTCTGATGGCGGTTGAACGAGAAGTCAATGAACTGGGCGGGTTAGTGCATAATGCGATACTAGAAAAAATGAAACAAGACGGACATATTTTGCCAAACGGTGAATTTAATACTGCCAAACACGAAGCGTTAATGCAAGTTCGTGACGAATCGCAGGCTGTTGTTGATGAGATTAGAGCCAAAGCCAAAGAATTAGGGCTACAACAGTTCACTGGTTATGAAAACGGTGCCCAAACTGAAGAAATGAAAATTGGGTGGCGTGGAGATCCTAAAGATATAGATACTGCGGACCTCCCTCCTCGTCTCAAAAATTTGCACGAAAAATGGGACACACTGCACCAAGAATTTTACGAAATTCCGTGGAGTGAACGAGATGCGAATGTTTCAAAAAGAGAACAGTTAGATGCCGCTAAAGACGAATACGAGAAAGCCGCGCTCGCCGATTTTGAAACTTGGTTTAACGCTAACCACAATCCGTCAGGATCTGGAAGTCACAAAGATCAGTTTTCAAAAATAAGTAATAATCACAACAACAATATGAGAGCGGTCTGGTCTTATCCAAATTATGTGGATCGGTATGCTGAAAGTTTTAGTAAAGTCATGGAAGATCTAAATATTTCTGCCAAGTCACAAATTGGTAAATCTGACCAAATTGATTTAAGTAGAAGTAGGTTGACCAAAGCAGAAAAAGAAAAGTTTGCTAGGGACATTCACACATTTTTTCCTGCTAAAGCAATCAAAATTTTTAGTGATAGATATGGCTTACTGAAAGTAACAAAATCCAAAGGTGGTGGGCATTGGAATGTTAGTGATGTACAAATTTTGACATCTAATTCGGAAGGTACGAACATACATGAATTTATGCATGCTTTAACTTATGCGGATCGTCGGGCTAACTTTGTGGAACAAGCATTTCTTATGCGACGGCAAACAGTTGGTGGGCGTAATAATCAGCCTATTAAAGAACGCATTGTTAATGGTTGGGAAAAACCTAAACAAACTTATGACGGAGGAAGAGGTAGACGGTTTGACTCTCTATATATTCGTGACGAGTTTGCGGATGAATATACGGGCAGGCATTATTCGTCTGGTCATACCGAAACTATGACAACTGGTTTGGATCGCCTGTCTGAAGGTGGCACTCATATTGAAGATCAGGATCACATGAACTCTACTTTAGGTTTGCTTGTAGCGATTGGGTTGGGACAATGATTAGGTTCGGGTATGTCCAGAATGGTGTTCAGCGGTTTGCTGAGTGGACTGAAGAGTCTGGGCTTGTATGCGAAGACGATTTGCTTGATGCCGTCAATCTTTTGATTGGGGCTAAGGCTCCTGTTAAGTGTTCTTGGGTCGGGTATTTGATGGAAGCGTCTGTTGATACTCCTGTGCAGGCGTGGGGGACTATCAATAAGGCATTGAAGTGGTGTAATGGTGTTGAGTTGGTTCGTTGTACGCCACCGTTGATTGAGTATGACGAGTTTTCGGAACCTGAAGAGGATCTGCTTGAGAAAGCAACTTTTAGTTCACGATCTGAAGCAGGCAGATATGCCGCCCAACAGCGTTGGAAGAACCATGCGAAACAAGAAACGCTGTTAACTCCAACCGATGATGTTTCTTTGGCACAAAAAACTGGTCAACCAATTACATGGTTGCTTCCTGCTACACGGGATATGCGGTTAAAAGGTTTGTTAAGTAGTTTGGCTCCTCATTTTATTGCTACTGGTGTGTCAGTCCAAGATTTTGACTCTGTGTTGGGTGATCCAGCAATTAAACCGTTGATTAAATATTTGGAAGATAAAGGTATTGTTGATATACCAGATTTTTATAGTTCTGAGGGTGCGACTAATGCTGAGTTGGTTGCTCACGGGTTAATTGTTTCGGCGATGCAAGACCTTGCTTTGAAGATGAGGTCTAGCAGTTTGGATGTTGACCGAAGCAAATCGTTCAATCAGGCAATTCAGATCGCTACTGATGGTTTTCCAACAGTCAACATGGGTATTACCGCTTTTGAGATGATGATGGATGAGGGCGGTCGTTACAAGACACAGTTTGAGGCTGGTGATTCTGGTGGATATTTTAGTCCAGATTTGCGGGCGGCTTTTGAATCTAGCGTGTTGGGTTTACATCCTGACATGGATGCGACTAAGCGTCCCGTGTATGGCACTATGCAGACCTCAACAAGTTTAAAAACAAGTGAAGATGCTCAAATGTACGGTGGCATTGTTTTGCAGTTAAAGAATAATGTTCGGGATCGGACAACTGTTGCTTACAACGATTCGTTGGGTATGGCGACAAGAACTGCTCCAGCAAACAGTGTTAAAGATGATTCTGGTGGCATGTTTCGTACTGGCATGATTACGGAACCGTTTTTTTATGTTGAGGCTCAGATTCATGGTGGTGTCAACATGGATGATGTTGATGCTGTTTGGATTCACAATTTTACGGGTGTAGATGCTGAGGCTCCTCGTCGTGTAAGGGAAGCGTTGGATGCGAATGGGTACACGGATGTTCCTGTGTTGCGTGTGGGCGTGGACGAACCTGTGGAGAAAGCGAAGTTCAGTTCACGAAGTGAGGCAGGTAGGTATGCGGCTCACATTAGGTGGATGAATGAGCGTGGTATGACTCCGATGACCGCCGACCAGTGGAATGCACAGAACTCTGGTGGTTCGGAGCGCATGCGAAAGATTAAAAGCATGCAAGCGGATGTTTCTAAGCGACTTAAAAACTTGAATGATGTTTTGGTTAAGTCTGGTTTGGCATCTGAGGGAATGTGGAACCAAGGAAGATTAGATAGTAATGGTGATTTAAAGTATGTTGTTGTTGATCCTAAAGATTGGGATAAGACCAGCGTTCCTGAGGTAAGTAAAAGTCCGATGGCGGCATGGCTTGTTGAAGTAGACATAAAAAACCCAGAGAGTCCTTTTGCAACATATCAAGTTCCTAATGCTGAGGTCATGGCTTTGATGGAGGATGTTAAAACTTTAGGTTCGTTAATTGAAGAAGAAGTTCAAGAGCGGATCAACGCACAAAATATTCGTTTGGCAACTGGAGCAGAAGCATCCCGTGACTTTACTTTAAAAATTGTTAACGCCCAGAGAGTGATAACGCATTACGAAACAATCACTTCCAGATTTTTGAATGATTTCATCACTTTTAAAGCAGATCCGAATGACCCAACACCAAAATTTCAACAATATGTTAAGTCAGGTCAACCTAAAATGATTGGGAGCCTTGTTGATTATGCCCCAAGTTTGGGAGAATTTATTGAAAGTAATAACAGTGCTGACGAAAAAGTTTTGCTTTCTGCTTTAATAGAAAAAACGCGATCTTCTGTTCTTGAATTAAACCAATTAGGATTTGAGCAGAACACTTCGGCAAAATATCGGCGTGAAGTTTTGGCTGAAATTCGTTCTTTCGGTGCTGACGAAGGTACTCCTTATGAAATTGTTACTGGTTTCAATTTCCCGAATGGGGCACCTGTAGAAGTCCGTATTGCTGATGCGATGCAAAATTTACCAACGGCATGGATTGACAATTTAAAAACTTACACGCAAACAAAAACTACGCATAGAGTGTTAAGAGCAAAAACTGTTAACGAAATGCAATCAGGGTACATTGAAGCGAATCATATAATTCAAACTTCGGCAAATGCTCAGACTGCTTTTGTTATCCACGAATTGGTTCATGCTGTTGAAGCGTCAAGCCCAGTCATGCGAGCAATGGTTCATTCTTTTGGTGTCAATAGAAGAGTCGGTAATTTTAGACCTTCAGAAGAAAAGTTTGGTAGCACTTTTGCTCAAAGGTTACAAACTGGGATTTGGGAAGAATCTGGGCGATCTGGTTTCGTTGAAGATAGTTATTTTGATAAGTATTCTGGGCGTGTGTACGGCGGGTTCGCGTATTCTGCTCACGAACAGTTGACTACGGGGACAGATTATTCGTTGTTTGTCAATACGATTCGTCCGCATGACCGTATTGACTCGGATCAGTTGACTTTTACATTAGGAATGTGGGCTTCAGCATGAAATTAGATTGGTTGACCGTTGACGGTGACAGTATTTCGTGGGATAACGGGGTGGTTGATGCCCCGCAAGAGTTTTTGGACAATGTGGACTTTCTGGTTGATGCGAAGGTTCGTGTTCGGTCGCCTCGGTTTTATTTTGCTGAGGAGGTTGCTGGTATGGACACGATGTTGGGGGCTTTGTTGACGATTGAGTTTTTGTTGGATGTTTTGGGTGTTGGTTTGGTTGAGGCTCCGATGCCGTTTGGGGTGTCGGATGTTTTTGTGACTGATAATCACGATGTGTTTGATGGTTCGGGTGAGTTTGAGAAGGCTATGTCTCGGAGTGAAGCGGGCAGGTATGCGGCGGAACAGCGTTGGAAGAACCATGCGAAGAAGGTTGATCCTGTTCGGGTGCTTGATCCGCAGTATCAGAAAGTTGCTGATCGGATTAACGCTGGTACAAAATCAGTAACTGATGCTGGTTTCCAAATTGAAATAATCAATTCTCCTGAAGATCGGCAACGCATATTGGAGATGCATACAAAATTTAAAGATTTTGTTGTTGAACAAAGGAATTTGTGGCGAGATACAAAAGGAAAAGAAGGTAAATATTTTTCTGATAGAACAATTTCTGGTCTTCAGTTAATGACAACTTCTATAAAAAGGGGAGCAACACGAGGGACAACAATTGTTGTTCACGATGGATCATTAGTTGCTGGTGCCGCTCTTGCTCATATTCAGACAAACAGTATGGCTGATGGTAAACCTATGTCAATTTGGCTTATGGGGTCGGCTCATATAGTTGAAGGTGCTGGTTCTGCTATGTATGGCGCGCTTTTGAAATGGGGTCAATCTCAAGGTGTTACATCTATTGAATTAGATCCGTTACCTGATGCTAAAACTTTTTGGCAGACAAAAATGAGAATGATTTGGACTGGTGAAGAAATGGTTTATTCTGATAGCAAAATTGGAATGATTGGGGCGTTGAAATGATCGGGTCGTTGGATGATATGGATGATGCGATGCCTGATCTATTGGATTGGCTTCGTTCTAATGTTGAGTTTGAGAAAGCAAAGTTCAGTTCTCGTAGTGAGGCTGGGAAGTATGCGGCTCATATTAGGTGGATGAACCAGAGGGGTATGACTCCGTTGTCTGCTGAGGCTTGGACGGCTAGTCAGAGTGCTGATGCGACACCTGTTGTTACGGCTCCGACTGTACCGTCACGGTTTACTGCTACTGGTATGTGGTGGGATGCACAACCGCCCGCTCTTGCTTCTATGAAAGATGCGATCACATGGTTGCAGGATAAATGGGGTGGCACAACAAAAGATCAACGGCGTAGATTCAGAGTAAAACTGAATGCTATGGGAAGTAACCCCAAAACGGATCATTTGGCTCAAGCGTATGCCATTGCAATGGATAACTTGTTTAAATTTGCACCTATCGTGGCGGAAACTATTGAAGAAGTAGTTTGGGATGAAAATCAAATACGGAATTCGTGGGGTCAGGCTAGTCGTGATGGTCACAGTCTAAATTTCATTGCAAGCACTTTTGTACAAACTTTGATACAGCCAGATGGAACAGTTATCCCTTCGGAGCAATATGCGTTGTTTGCAAAAGAACAAGCATTTTCAACGGGGTTCAAATCTTCAAGGTCGCTGAGTAGCACTTTTTATCACGAGTTTGGGCACCACATTGGGTTTGCCGCTGGTAATAAAGCGTTGTACGGCGATGTTAAAGAAGTTAGACCATCCTTGTATGCGGATTCAGATGATCGTAAAAAGTACAATCGTGAACTTGCCAAATTGATTAGCCCGATTCTTAAAGAGCATTACGGAGATGAAAGTCGTGCAAGAATTGAACTTGATGATAAAGCGCAATATAAAATACGGGGAAAAATAGAAGAAGACATATCCAAATATGCTTTGACTAACTACGACGAATTGGTTGCGGAATCAGCGGCACAGTATTTTGCCGCCAAATTTGAACCTGACCAACCGCCAGCGTCACCGTTAGCAATCAAAATTGTTGAGACATTATTGAATTACATAGAAGGAGAGAACAAATGACTGAGGGTTTAACGATCTGTTGGGCTTGTAAGCACTTGCGAGCAGATTCAGCCGTTGTTGACGGTTGGATGGTTTCCACATGCGACGCTTTCCCTGACGGTATTCCGATCAAGATCTTTATTGATGGGTTTGACCATCGGAAAGAATTTGGTGGCGATAACGGGGTACGCTTTGAACCGATAACGGTTGATATGGGCGTTGAGGCTCTAAAAATAGTTGAGGAGTTGTCGTGATTTTGATTGCAATGGTTGATAATGCGAAGGTGTTTGACATTGAAGACGATGATCCGATGTTCGGCAAGCGTGTTGTTCTGGAGCGTGGCGGTGTTCAGAGTGCCCCGATCTTGTTGGAGAATGTGGTTACGAAAATGTCTATGAGCAAGTGGGAATGGATCAACCCCCCTACTAAATAATGCTTATCGGGTTTACTGTAAGGTGACCGCATGCATACACACGAAATAGACCAGTGGATTAACGGCGATCTGGCGTGGGAAGATTTGTCTGTTGAAGCGCAACGAAGTGTTGATGCTGATGCGATGAAGGCTGAACCTGTCGCCGAAATGGAACTGGTTCACAAGTCGGTTGCTGAGAAGCGATTCACTTTGGGTCCGTGGTATATCCCTAATCGGTTGGATGCTCATAATGAGTGGACGGACGCTGACGAGTTGCAGGCTGGTTTGTGGGATTATGTTCGTAAGGGTGATCGTGGTATCCGTTTACAGCACAATCGTGACATTGTGGCTGGTGAATGGGTTGAGGCTATGCAACTGCCTGTACCGATGCGAATGCAGAAAGCGGCTGACGGCGGGGATGTTGAATATCCTGAGGGGACAGTGTTTTTGGGTGTTGTTTGGAAGCAGTGGGCGTGGGATCTGGTGAAGAACGGCAAAATTAAAGGTTTTTCTATTGGTGGTTCGTCGGCTCGTCTGCCAATTGAGCCTGTTTCTAAGGCTGTCGGGTTCAAACCGATGTTTATTCCTGCGTTGATTCGGGTTTCAGGTAAGTCTTTTGCTGTCCGTCCAGATGGTGGAGGGGTTCGGGTTTCGTCGGGTTCTGATGCTGTTGTGTTTGATCCGTATCGGGCTGATGTGGTTGCTAAGTCTGTTTCTGGAGCGCAGTTTGCTGATGCGAAGACGATGGTGGCGATTTCTAAAGCGATCTTGACTGGCAATGTTGATGCTGGAATGTGGGCTGATACTGGGGTTTCGTGGGTTTTTGTTAAGGCTAAGTTCAGTTCTCGTTCTGAGGCGGCTCGTTACGCCGCTCATATTCGTTGGGCTACTGAACGAGGTGAAACCCCGATGGGTGCGGGCGAGTTTTCGGAACAAATTAAGTCGTCTGCGGATTATGCGATGATGAATTTGAAGAAAAATCGTGATGCTTTGGCTTCCAAGATGGAGTTTCCGCATAACGATCTTCCTGTTGGTCCGTTGGGTTTGCCAACTTCTCCTGCTGGTAAGTCTTTGTTTAACACTTCTCCGTCGCTTGGCGGGCATGTTGATTTTGACGCTATGGGCAAGTACATGATGGATCGTTTAGATCAACCGAACATGGGTTTTGGTAAGGCGGGGTTGCCTACAGAAGCACCGTATGATGTTCTTCGTCGTTTTATGACTCCTGAACGGCGGGCTTTGCACGATGCGATCGTTGACGCTCATTTGGCTGGCAAAACGGCTAGAGATGATACCCCCGAATACACTTGGCTTGGTGGTGGTGGTGCTTCTGGTAAAACCAGCATTTTGGAATCTGGTGCCGCTAGTGTTCCGACCCGTGTTTTGAAGAATGGTTCGGCTGTACCAAGTGGTGATATGCACTCTGTTGAGATCAATGCTGACGAAATCAAAGATTTGTTACCAGAGTTTTTGGCGTTGACAAAGGGTGGGGAAAAAAGGGTTTATGTCACTGCTGACGGTAGAGAAAAGCCTTATGAATTGGGTCGTTCAACTGAGCGGGCACGATTTGTTGCGGCTGGTTTTACTCACGAAGAGTCGTCTATCCTTGCGAAGCGTATTAACTCCGAGGCTATGTACAGAGGTTTGGACATTGTGATGGATGGTACTGCTGACGGCAAACCGGGGGCACAAGCGAAGAAGGTTGCTGTGGCTCAAGCAAACGGCTATAAAACTCGTTTGATTATGGTGACTATCCCTACCGAAGTGGCTATTGTTCGTTCTAATGAGCGAGGTATTACTTCGGGGCGTAAGGTTCCTGAGTTCGCTTTGCGTGACGCTCATGTTGGGGCTTCGGCAAGATTTTTGGAAACGGCACCGCTGTATGACTCTTTTGAGGCTTATGATAACTCAGGGCGACCGCCACAAAAATTTGTAAGTAAGAGTACCAAGGGTGGTCGGGTTACTATTCAAAATAAAGCCCTGTATGATGCTTTCTTAGCGAAGGCTGGCGAAAGTTTGGGCGAGTCAACAGCAAGGGATGAACCGTGGACATTAGCGTAAACCGTATTAGCCGTTTGATGCAGGCTATTGTTTTGGGCGAGGACGCTGAGGCGTTATGCGAATCGCCTGAGGAGTTGCAGATTCTTCCGCAGTTGCGTGAGGAGTGCCAGTTTGAAGATGGAATGATTTTGGATTTCCAGAATGATTCTGTGGATGCGAATGCTTGGGATTGTGCTGGGTTTGATCGTGATGCTTGGGAAGCGGCGGGGATGCCTGACGATGCTTGGGCGTTTGTGAAGCCGTATGTATCAGAGGCTTGGGCTTGACACGGGTTTAGTGTTTTGGTACCCTTTGAATGAAGGAGGGTAAATGAAACCAATTGCTGTATACGGAACCCTGATAAAAGGATTCCACAACTCACGGCTGTGGGATGGGCTTGCTACCTACGAGGAGTGCATCATCCACGATTTCCGTCTTGTCACTCACGGGTGGTACCCGTATGCGATACCAGACGAGGGATCAATAACAGTCGGTCAAATTATTACGCCGACAAGTGAAGTTAACGCTTCAACGATCTTGTCTCGGCTTGATTATTTAGAAGGTGTTCCCGATCATTACAGTCGTGAATCTGCAACTGTTGAACTTGAGAATGGTGCGATTGTTACTGCATGGATTTATGTTCCTGTGAGTGATGAATCAAGTTTGGATCCTGTGCCAGAAAACGACTGGCGACTTTACGCAAGTCTTGTTTAGTTGATGTAGTTCAGGGTTATCAGTACCGTTCTCTGCGATGGCTTCGCGGAAAATGGTAAACATGAACATTGAAGAGACTTCTGGTGTTGACCATCCCGCGCACATGGACGAAGGATGGATCCTTATGAAGAACTCTGGTTTAAACACCGAAGATTTTGAAACGATTGAAAAAATGGTCGCTTTGGAATCAGAACTTGCTGACGCTCAGGCTCGCCTTGCCTCTTTAGAAACTGAAGAGACAACCGAAGAGACAACCGAAGACATGGACTACATGGACGACGATGCGATGATGAAGTCGGCTCCGCCTGCTGTTCGTGAAGCATTGTTGAAGGCTCGTAACGAGGCTTTTGTTGCTCAGGAAGAACTACGCAAAGAGCGTGAAGTCCGTCTTGACGCTCACGCAATTGCTAAGAGCATGGACGATTATGGCAATCTTGCTATTGACCACGAAGAATTTGGTCCTGCCCTTCGCCGTTTGGAAGAACTTGACGCAACAGTCGTTGAGATCATCGCTAAGGCTTTGCAGTCCGCTAACGCTCAGGCTGAATCAGCCAACATTTTTGCCGAAATCGGCTCTTCATACATGCCAAATACTGCTGGCAGTTTCCAGAAGATTGAATCGCTCGCTAAGTCCGCTGTGACCAAGGGCGAATATAAGACCGTTGAGCAAGCAATCGCTGGCTTGATTGAAACCAACCCATCGTTGTACGCAGAGTACATCGCTGAAACCCGCTGACCAGAAGAGGACACACTCATGGCATACGAAATTTCCAATTACAGCGTCAAAATCACCCTTGTCGCCGCCGCTGACCTTAGTGCGAAGCAGTATTACTTCGTCAAGATCAACACTTCGGGTCAAGCCGCGCTTTGTGCGGCGGCTACTGACAAGCCGATTGGCGTTCTTCAGAACAGCCCAACCGCTGGTCAAGAAGCCCAAGTTCTAGTTATTGGTGGAACTAAGGTCGTTTGTTCCGCAAGCCTAGACGAAGGTGTTGCTATCGGCACGACTTCGGCTGGTAAGGCTGGAGCAAAGGTTGTCGGAACTGACACCACTAACTACATCGTCGGTCAAATCATCCTTGCGGGTGGAGCCGACTTGGATATTGCAACCGCTGTTATTAACTGTGCATCGCCTGCCCGCGCCGCCTGAGTCAAAAGGAATAAATCATGCCCCAGCCCACACAAAATCAGGTACATGTTGATGCGATTCTGACGAACATCAGTGTCGCTTACATGCAAAAAGCCGAAAACTTCATTGCAAACAAGATCTTCCCGATCGTTCCTGTTGAGAAGCAGTCGGACAAGTTCTTCAAGTACACCAAGAACGACTGGTTCCGTGACGAAGCACAGCGACGCGCTGATGCGACGGAATCTGCTGGTGGCGGTTACAACTTGTCAACCGATTCGTACAACGCTGAAGTGTGGGCTTTCCACAAGGATGTTGGCGATCAGACTCGTGCAAATGCTGATGCTCCTATCAATGTGGATCGTGAAGCGGTTGAGTTCATTACGAGCCGTTTGTTGCTCAAGATGGAAACTGAATTCGTTTCAAGTTATTTCACGAGTGGCATTTGGGCTACTGACAACACTCCGTCAAACTTGTGGTCGGATTACACCAACAGTGACCCGTTGAACGATGTTGAAGATGCGAAGCGAGCAATCCTTTCCACTACTGGTTTTGAACCGAACACGCTTGTGCTTGGTTACGATGTTTTCAAGGAATTGAAGAATCACCCAGATCTCGTTGACCGTATCAAGTACACCTCGTCTTCGGTTATCACGACTGACATGATCGCTCGTATGTTTGATGTTGATCGTGTTGTGGTTTCAAAGGCTGTCAAGGCAACCAACAATGAAGGTGCCACTGGTGCTTATGACTTCACTGCTGGTAAGAATGCGCTCTTGTGCTATTCGGCTCCGTCACCGGGTCTTCTCCAGCCGTCTGCTGGTTACATCATGTCTTGGACTGGTGTTTCTGGTGGTCTTGGTCAGACGATCGGTTCAAGCCGTTTCCGTATGGAATCAGTGAAGGCTGACCGTATTGAAGCAGAAATGGCTTTTGACATGAAGGTCGTTGCCGCTGACCTCGGTTACTTCTTCGCCAGCGTGGTTTCGTGAGCGAATGGCTCGTGCTTAAGCCGATCAAGGTCGGTGGAGGCAATTTCATTCAAACTGGTGAACGAGTTCTTGCTGACAATTGGCGGAATCGTCGCTCTCTTGAATCTGGACGCTATATCCAGAGGATTGAGGTTACGGTTCCGCCTGTTGACAGTGATGCGATCGTTGAAGATGTAGTTAAGCCCGTTAAGAAAGTTGGGCGACCGCCAAAGGTTGCTGTAGAGGAAGGTTGATTCAATGACTTGGAGTTATGGCGGTGATCCTGCTAACTCCGTTATTGATCGGGTCAGGTTCCTTTCGGGAGATACTGACACTACGAACCAGCAGGTAAGTAACGAAGAGATTTCGTTCTTGTTGTCGGAGAATAACTCTGATGCTTATTTGTCGGCGGCTGGTGTGTGTGAGGCGGCGGCTTCTAAGGCTTCTGGTAAGGCTGATTATTCTCGTAGTGTGGGCGATTTGTCTATTTCTACTCAGTATTCGGCGCATGCGAACTCTTTGTTGAAGTTGGCTGAGGTTTTGCGTATGAAGGCTTCTCGTCGTAATCCGCCGTCTGTGAATTTCTATACGGATGACAGTGGGAATGTTTTTGGGGCTATGAAGTTTGCTGTTGATATGGATCATAATTATGGTTCGTATGACACTCGGACTGCTGTGGATTGATGTATGGCGTTGGAGACTGCTTTTTTGGAGTTGATGCCTCAGACGGTGACTGTTTATTCTCAGTCGGCTAAGACGGAGTATGGGGTTCAGTCGTGGTCGGCTTCGGGGACTTCTGTTAATTGTCGTGTGATGGAAACTGGGACTTTGGCGCATGATGCGAATGGTCGTCAGGTGTATGAGACTGGCAAAATCATTTTTTATGGGACTCCTACGGTGAATTTGAGTTCTCGGATTGCTTTGCCTGATGGTTCTTTCCCTGTGTTGTTGACGGTGAATGTTCATAGTGATGAAAATGGGCTTAGTCATACCAGTGTCAGTTTTGGTCGTGCCTGATGGCTCGTGTGGGGAATGCGACGATTCTTTTGGTGGGGGAGAATCGGATGATTGAGGCTTTGAAGTATTTGGGTAAGTCTGGGACTGTGCCGAAGGTGGGGACTGCGTTGTATATGGTCGCTAATAAGGTGTTTAATGAGTCTCAGAGGCAGGTTCCGTTTCGGACTGGTGCTTTGCAGTCGTCTGGGTTTGTGTCGCCGTATTCGTATGACGGTCAGACGGTTCATGTTCGTGTTTCGTATGGTAATACGGCTGTTGCTTATGCTGAGAAGCAACACGACATTAACTTTCCGCATGCACCGGGTCGTAAGTGGCATTATTTGAGTGATCCGCTTAATGACAATCGGGAGAATTTTGAAGCCCAGATGAATACGGTGTTGATGCGATTGTTGAAGAAGGTGATGTACTGATGGCTGTTTTGGATGCTTTGGGTGCCCGTTTGGTTTCGTCTGGGGTTGGGACTTTGGGTACGGATTTGTGGTTGGCTCAGATGCAAAGCAGTCCTGATGCTTCGGTTGTTTTGATGGAGCAACAGGGTGGGGTAGATCATGTCTTTGGTGCTTCGGTAGCGGGCACTTATAGGCATACTGTGCTGGTTGTGGCTCGTGCTGGGCGTAATGATTACCCGTCAGCCAGAACTAAGATGCAGGCTGTTCAGGCGAGTCTGGGTGCTATTAGAAACCAAACGATTTCGGGGGTTGCTTTCATGTCTGTTTTGGATACTACGGGTCTTTATCCTGCTGGGATGGATGGTGATGAGCGTCCTATGGTTGCTTGTGAGTTCACTTGTTGGGTGACACCGTGAACGAGGGCTTGGTTGCGGTTCATAAGGCTCTGTTGGCGGCTCAGGCTTGTTTGGATGCCGCTCAGTCTGCTTTGGTGGCGGCTTTGGCGATCCAACCTGACTTTGACGATGCGACGGGTTGCCCACATCCAGTAGAGGCTCGGATAAATGTGGCGACTATGGGCGTGGAAAGTGAAGAGTTCTGCAATGCCTGCGGAAAAAATATCTGATCCAGATCCTTACGGTCGCCAGATCCGTCCAGCGGACGAAAACCCCCGCTGTTGGCGGTGTGCCCGCCTTTTGGCTATCCGTTTGACCCGTCCGTGGCAGGTTATGTGCCCCCGTTGTAAAGCACAGAATAGTCAGGAAGTTTGACCTGAACGGAATATGACGGTAGGGTTACGACTCATGTTGAGACGGATTCTTGTTTTGTCGGTTTTGTTGGTTGGTTGTGGCAGTTTGAAGGGGGCTGATTCCCCGCCGACAACTTCGGTGACGATGCGAACAGATCCCCCTGTGATTGTTCCAGAAACAACTGTGGTGATCCCGACCACCACTACTGTTCCCGTGACTACCACGACTGAGGTTGATTGGATTGGTGTTGCTGAGACTTGGGCTTTGCAAACTGATGTGGCTCGTTTTGTTCACGGGCGTTGCGGTGAGTGGCACGATCTGGCGATGACGGTCGGTTGGCATGAAGAGGAATGGGAAACATTAAGCACCGTTCTGTGGACTGAATCACGATGCGATCCTTCTGCATGGAACGGACATGATGCGGGTTTGAGCCAGATAAATCAGATTCATACTGAATGGCTAAACCAAATGGGTTTTTCGCACCCTGATGACATGTTTGATCCTGCGTTGAATCTGGCGTTTGCTTACAAGTTGTATTCGTCAAGGGAAGAGAAGGGTCAATGCGGTTGGAAGCCGTGGACTGAACCCTGCAACGACTAAATAAGAGTTCAGACGATGCGATGATGGTTGTGGCGTACACTCAAGTTGTCGTGACCATAGTGTCCCCAGCCCATCCGTGACCTTTGTGTCTAGGGCGCGCTGGGAACGCGCGTCTAAAAGGATTCTTTGTGGCGAAGTACAAGGTGTTAATTGGAATTGATACTCCGAGCGGTCGGTATGAGGCTGACGCTCTAGTTGACCACACCTCCATTCCGTCCAAGTCCATTAAATGGTTGACCGACCAAAAGATCATTGAACTTGTTTCTGGCAAAGCACCTGAAGTGGTTGAAGAAACCGTTGAAGAGGTCGTTGAAGAGGTCGTTGAAGAAGAAGTTGAAGAAGGCGGTTTCTGATGGCATTCGTTCACGGTAAATCAACAGTCGTTTTGTTTAATGCGACCAATCTCTCGCCGTATTTGAAGGAAGTTTCAGCCAATCAGGGTATTGACATGTCGGATGTGACCGCTTTCGGTACTTCTGGTGCTAAGTCTTACATTCCGGGTTTGAAAGACGGAAAGATTTCGGCTTCTGGAATGTTTGACGGTGGCTCTGGTGCTAGTGACTCAGTGTTCCAAACGGCTTTGGGTGCCACTGTTGGCGACCTATCAGTTTTCCCTGACACTGATGCGATCGGTAAGCGTGGCTTCATTGCTGAATGCCACGAAACTTCATACAACTTGTCTAGCCCTGTTGCTGATGTAGTTCAGGCTTCAGCCGAATTTCAGGCAACTGGCGGAGTTGATTACGCAGTGAGCCTTCAGGCTCTTAGTGCCCAAACCGCTACAGGTAACGGAACTTCTGTGGATAACTCTGCTTCGTCTGCTAACGGTGGTGCAGGCATGTTGCATGTAACTGCCAACACGCAAGACAGTACGAGCATTGTCAAGATTCAGCATTCGTCTGACAACAGCACTTGGGCTGATCTTGTCACTTTTACTACTGTTCCGACCGTCACAACGACTTCGGAAAAGATCGTGGTTGCTTCGGGAACCACTGTTAACCGTTACCTGCGAACCACTCGGACTATCGCTGGAACGGGTTCAATCACCTACCAAACCTCATTCGCAAGAAAGTAAGGAACCGACATGGCATTCGTACACGGAAAATCAGCAGTATTCAAACTGGACAACTCCAGCGGAACTTTGACCGACATCAGTTCATACCTCATGGAAGTTTCGTTTCCTGAGAGCATTGACACTGCCGATGTGACGGCGTTTGGTACCACTGGTGCCAAGTCGTACATCGTCGGTTTGAAAGATGCGAAGATCTCGTTGACTGGCAAGTGGGATGCAACTTTTGATGCACTCGTCGCCGCTGTACTTGGTCAGACCGCTTCGCTTTCATTTGAGTACGGTCCTGCTGGTTCAACCTCTACTTTTGTTAAGTATTCTGGCGAGGCTTTCGTGACCGCCTACAACATCGGATCGCCAGTTGGCGATGTCGTTTCCGCTTCGGTGGAATTGCAAGTAACAGGTGCCGTAACCCGCGGTGCTTGGGCATAATTAACAACCTATAAGGAGCAAAAGTGTCCCTTCGTGACCGAATTTTAGCCGCCAATGACATTGAGTCAAAGGTGTTCCATGTAGCCCAATGGGGTATTGACATTGAATTGCGAACGCTCAGTGCTTCTGATCGTGCCCAGTTGGTCAGTTCCTGTATGAGTGCTGACGGGACGGTTGATATTCAAAAGATGTATCCGTCGCTCATCATTGCGTGTGTTTACGATCCCGAAACTGGTGGTCGTGTTTTCTCTGTTGAAGACATGGATGCCATTTCAGATAAGTCTGCGTCTGCTGTGGAGTTTGTGGCACAGAAGGCAATGGAAATGTCGGGTATGAAGCCTGATGCGATTGATGAAGAGGGAAAAGGCAATTAGCCGATCCCGAATATAGGTATTACTTCGTCCTTTCAGAGCGTTTGGGGCGGACAGTTGAAGAGTTGTTGTGGGGATCACCAAATCATCGTCCGCTGAGTTCAGACGAACTGATTGGGTGGGCGGCACATGACAAATTAACTGCGTGGGAGCGTGAACAAGCGATGGCGAAGGCGAGAAGATAGCAAATGGCTATAACCGTTGACGCTGTACTTGGTGCTGATGTATCTGGCTTTGTCTCAGGGATGGGGCAGGCTCAACAGGCGTTCTCAAATACTGCTAAGACAATCACTGGTGGCACCAATGCGATGGGGTCTAGCCTTCAGTCCACTACTAACGCCAGTAATGCTTTCCATGACGCGGCGGTCAAGATGGGTGTGGCTGTTGGTGTTGCTGGGCTGGCGTTAGTTAAGTTCAGTCATAGCGCATTTGGTGTTGCGGCGGATGTTGCCGAAATGAATGTGGCGATGGAGGCTGTGGGTAAGTCGTCGGGTGTTGGTGGTAAAGCGTTGACGGATGCCGCCGTAGCGGTCCGTAAACAGGGTATTGAAATGAAGGCATCTCAGGAGATTGCTTTGCTTTTCGTGAAGTCAAACCTTGATTTGGCGGATGCGAGCAAGTTGGCTCGTGTTGCTCAAGACTTTGCTGTGTTGTCGCAAAGAAACTCAACCGATGTTGCTAAAACGCTTGCTTACGCTATTCAGACGGGCAACAGTATGTTGCTTAAGGGTGTGGGTATCACTAAGTACGCTGGTGAAGCGTATGCGGAGTATGCAACTAAGTTAGGTAAGTCGTCTAACAACTTAACTAACTCGGAACGCCAGCAAGCAATTTTGAACATGGTTATGGATGAGGGTGCGAAGGTTGCTGGTACTTATGAAGCGGCGATGACTGAATCTGGGAAGGTTCTTCGTTCGTTCCCTCGTATTATCAACGACATTAAGTTGGAGTTTGGAACCCTATTTTTGGATGGTTTTGGTCCTGTCATTTTGGCGGCGTATTCAACTTTCAAACAGTTCTCATTGATGATTCGTGAGGGTGGAGCGTTGCACCCGATCATTACGGCTTTGACACAATCGTTTACTACTTTGATTTCGCCGTTACAAGGCGTTTTCAAAAATATGAAGCATGCGATGGAGATGTTTCAGTTAGGCAGTTTTGATATTGACGCTGTTTCTGCTCGGATCACTGAGTTGTTACCGCTGATTACTGCGTTGTCTGTCGGTTTGGCGGCGTTCGCTGGTAAAGACATTGTTGGTCAAATCCCAGTTTTGGGTCAATGGTTACAGAAATTAACAGCAGGCATTAGTCCGCTGGGGCTTGGTATAGCGACCCTCATTTTGATGTCGCCAGAACTTCGTGCCGTATTTATGGATTTAGTAAAGAGTTTGGAACCGTTGTTGCCTGTGGTTATGGATCTTGGGGAAACAATCATGGATTCCATGAACCAAGTGTTAAAGGCTGTTGCCAATGTTGCTCAAGGAATGCAAGGTTCAATAGTTTCTATTCTGACTGGAATGGTCAATGCGATATCGGCGATCAGTGTTGTTGTTTTGCCTGTGATTAACGGTTTAGCGTCGCTGTTGACTGTTCTGACTGCCAACAAAGCAGTTATGGCGGCGTTGTTGCCAATCATCATGGCTTTTGTTGTTCAAAAGAAGTTGATGGGTCTTAACGCTGATGGTTCTGCAAAGGCGTTAACAAAGTTGGTAACAGGCTTTAAAACTTTTGGTGCCAGCATGCGAGATACGATTACATACCAAAAAACTTTAGCGGCTAATAATTTTAATTTTATTTCTTCGTTTGGGGCTTTACGAGCGGCAGGTGTTGCCTCTTTTAAATCAATTGCTGTGGCGGCTAAAGGTTTAATGGCTTCTCTCGGACCAATGATTTTGGCAATGGTTGCTATTCAACTTGTGGTTGCGGCGATCGGTGCGTTTGGTGCAAAGCAGAAAGAAAATGCCGCTCGTACTAAAGAGATGAGTGAGGCTTTGCGTGACAATACGAAAGCGTTGCTAGAAAACAAAGAGGCTCTTCTTGAGGGTGCTGACGGTTCCGACCTTTTGTCTGACGCTATTTTTAAGACGGGCGAAGACAGTGCCAAACTTGTTGCGGCTTTTGGCAAACTTAATCAGGTTGCTAGTTTGGAAAGTTTCGCTTCTGCCCACGATAATTTTAGGCAATTTGCTGAAGAAATTTTGGTTGCTGAAGGTGCTACGAGATCAGCCGCTAAATCAATGGCAAAGTTGATTGACGATACTGACGGCAACGATTTTGACGCTTATGACGGTGATGCTTTCCAGCCTATGTTGATGGCGTTGGAGGAAATCCAAGACCAGATTGAAAAAACTGACTTTTCAAAAATCATTCAAGATCAAGTTGACATGTTGATGGGTAGCGGTCAGTTAACGACTGGGATAATTGCTGAGGCTCAGGCTTTGGCTAATGCTGACGCGGCAAAGTTCGGTTACGGTGAAGCCGCTACAGACGCGGCGTTTGCAAATTATTTGATGGCTGGAGCAACAGATTACGCTCGGCGAATGCTTGAAGGTGAAAATGAGGCTGTTGCAGTTGGGATTATGCTTCACGGCGATTTAATGATGAATAAGCGTGAACTAAACAAAATGAACCAAGTAGAGCATGTCGCTGTTAAGTCGTTGACTGAAACCTATTTGGAACTTCAAATTGCCAACGGCGGTAATGCTGTCGCGTTAGATGACTATGCGAAGAGTGTTCAGGGTGCGTATCGTGACACGATCTCGTTGTTTAGGGCAAACAGGACTTTGAGTGCAACACTTAAAACTGCCGCCCAAGACATTATTTACGGTGAACAAACTTTTGACGACTTTAAGAACACTGCTTACGACATTGGCGATGCGATCTTAACTTTCAACAAGAATTTGATTGACCAGAAGTTGCCGTTGGAAGAGGTTGAAAGCAAAACTGCGGCGTATGTTCAGCAATTGATTGGTGCGGGTATTCAGGCTGGGTACAGTAAGGAAGCGATCAAAGAAGTTGTTGACGCTATGAATTTGGTTAACGGCACTACGGCTACTTTGTATTTTGATTTGTCTTCGGCTCAAGCGGCTTTGGATGCTATAGCGGCTGTTTATAAGGCTGTTTATTTGATTAGCAATGATACGGCGGGCTTGAAGAAGATGACTGATGCTATGCGTGAGGCTCAAATCGCTGTTGACAGTTTTAATACTAAAAAGGCTGGCAAGAGTGGTGGCGGCGGTGGTGGTGGTTCTAAGCCTAAGCAAGAGGATCCGTTCGCTTGGGTTAAGGGTTGGGTTGACGATCTTGTGTCGTATGCGAACGATCAGATTTCTAGTTCTACGCTCGGTGATCTTCTCGGTTTGACGGGTGAAGAGACTACGGGTGACAAGGTTCGTGGTGTGTTTAAGGATTTGAATGCTCAGGCTGAGAAGTTGGGTTTGAAGAACATTCCTGCTGTTGCTTCTGCTTTGAACAGTTTGAAAACAAAGTATGAGCAGTTGGCGAAGATGGCTGAGTCTCGTGATCTTTTGGGTGGTCGCATTGAAGATGCAAAGATCAAGATCGGCGAGTTGGAGTCGTTGATTTCTGGTTTGGCTGAAACTTTGAAGAATCTTCAGGAAGAGGCTGGTGGTATCGCTCAGGGTTACGGTCTGAATATTGTTGGTGCTATTTTGCCGACTGATTCGGCGTTGGATAAGGCTCGTGCGGCGTTAACTGAGTATCAGCGGTTGGTTGACGAGCGTAATGCGATCATCCAGAACGCTCAGGCGTATGCCGTACAGGTAGCGACAAGCATGATGCCTCCGTTAAGTGAGTCAAATACGGTTGCTCGTGCTTCACGGGTTCTTCGTTTGGCTCAGGAGTTCCGTGACGGTATTTCGGAGATGCGAGATCGTGGTTTCCCGAAGGACATGATCGCTGAGGTTATTGGTGCGGGTGTGGTTTCGGGTGGCAAGTTGGCTCGTGGTTTGTTGGCGATGTCCGCTGGTGATCTGTCTGATTTGGTAGATATTCGTTCGCAGATTGCCAGTGTCGCTAATGAAACAGCAATTAGTGCTACGACAATCATGTTTGATCCTTCTCAGGTCAGGGATTTGAATGACCAGATTGCGGCTCAAGGCAGGATTGTTGAGGATCTTTGGGGTGGGGTTATTGCTGGGGCACAGGCGGCGTTAACGACCGCTCAAACTGAGTTGGCTAATCAAAACATTTTGTTGGCTGATTTGAATACGCAGTTGGCGGATGCGAACACTGCTATCGCCCAGTTGGTGAGTGCTATTCAGGTTGAGTTCCATGATGCCATGTTTGAATTTTTGGCTGGGTTTAACGGTGCGATTGATCGTTTGGTGACTCCGACCACGGCTGGCGTAACCCCGTTCGCTAATGGCGGCATCGTGACTATGCCAACAATTGGTCTGGTGGGCGAGGCTGGCGCAGAAGCAATCATTCCTTTGTCCCAGATGGGTTCTTTGGGGACTACGAATGTGTATGTGACGGTTCAGGGTACGGTTTCTTCGGAGCGGGATCTTGTTGAGGCTGTTCGTGTTGGTTTGGTGAAGGCTCAGAAATCTGGGCGGGGTCTGTTGATATGAGTTTGCCGAATATTCGTGTGTACATTAAGCCTGACGCGGCGTTTAAGGCTTCGGGTAACGGTATTTTGGGTACGAGTTTGTTGGGTGCGGGTTTTCTTTTGGGTCCGCCGTCTGCGGCGTTTGTTGAGTTGACACCGATTACTGCGGTGAGTATTCGTCGTGGTCGGACGCGTGCGACTGACAGTTTTGATGCTGGTGCGGCGACAGCAACTTTTGTGGACACTACAGGTACTTTTAATCCTGATAACACGAGTTCTATTTTGTATGTTGGTGGGGTTTCGTATATCAAGCCGTTACGCCAGTTCAAAATTACGACTGTTATTGGTGGTGCAGAGTATTCGCTTTTTAACGGGTATGTGAACGATTACAAGTACGAATATTCGCAGGGTGTTAACGCTGTTCAGGTCACAATTTCTGCTGTTGACCCGTTTCGTGTGTTGAGTTTAGGAAATGTGGAAACTATTGCTGGTGCTACATATAACGAGTTGAGTTCTGCTCGGATATCAAAAATTCTTAACCAAGCATCTATCCCTACTGGTGTTCAAAACATTTTGACTGGTGACAGTTATGTGACAGACGATCCTGCCAATCTTCGGTCAGGTTTAGAAGCGGTTCAGCAGGTTGAACATACGGAGATGGGTGCTTTTTTTGTTGATCGTAACGGAAAATTTACTTTTTATGGTCGTAAATATTTGCAACAGTTAGCGGCAGGGTATGCGAAGACTCCGCTTGTTTTTAATGAGACTTCAGGTTTGGCGTTTGAGGCTATAACACAAACTTTTGATGACGAAAACATTACGAATGACATAACGATTAACGGTCCTGACATTTTGGAAGTGCAGAAGACTGATGCAACCAGTATTTTGGATTATTCGTCTAGGAGTACGGTGCTTTCAGGTTTGTTGTTGGTGACTGATGCTGAGGCAGAAAATTTGGCTAACTATTTGTTGAGTTCTCGTAAGGATCCTCAGTTGGTTATTAGTGGTATTGAGGTGTCGCCGATGTCTTTGTCGGATGCGAACTTGTTGTCGGTTGTTGTTTGTGATTTGTTGGATCCGATTACTTTGACGAAAAAGTATTCGGGTTCCGCTATTGATTTGACTCGTACTTTGACGATTCAAGGTATTGACCATGATATTCGTCCGGGTTCGTGGAGTTTGAAGTTTGGTTTGGCTGAACCTGTTGGTGGGGATGCTCTTGTTTTGGATTATGGCAAACTTGATGTGAATACTTTGGGTTACTGAAAGGTTAGATATGACTATTACTCCGCTTTCTACTTCTTATTTGGACGGGTCTGTTTTTTCGGCTTCTGACATTAATGCTACGAACACGGCGGTGAATGCGAACACTGCTATTCGTTCGTTGATTGCCGCTAAGGGTGACCTTTTGTCGGGTAGTGCTGATGACACGCTTGTTAAAACGACTGTTGGTGCTAATAACACGGTGCTTTATGCTGATAGTGGTCAGTCTGGTGGTGTTTTTTGGGGGACTATTACTTCGGCGATGATTACGGATGGCACGATTACTGGTACAGACATTGCTTCTGGGACAATAACTTCAGCGAACATTGTTGACGGCACAATTACAACCACTGACATCAGTGCTTCGGCGGCTATTTCGTACACAAAATTGGCTGGTGTTTACAATAACGCTGGTTCAACAAACCCTAAAATAACTATTTCAACTTCTAGTGGTTCTGGTCAGGCTGGAGCATTAGGTGATGTTTGGTTCCAATACTGATGGCTGGAATATGGGTTCATAACGGTTCTGGTTTTCAGCCGGTTTCTTCGGCTCAAGCACCGTATGTTCATAATGGCACTGAAATGAAACGCACTAAAACTGTTTGGGTTCATAACGGTACGCAGTTCGTTCAGGCGTATCAGTACGACACTACTAATCCTGTTATTAACGCCAATAGAACTACGACAGGTTTGTCTAATGCGAACATGAGGTTTGCTTGGTCGGGTGGGGCGTTAGTTACTGATGCTGATTCTGGTGTTGCTTCAGTAAAGATTCAGGTTCAGTACACTCCGTATGGAGGTTCGGGTGAGGGTTGGTCTGACTTCCAGACTTTGACTCAGGCACAGTGGGAGGCGACTTCGGGTTCGTTTGATTTTACTCCTTCAACTGCCAAGCGTCGCCAATGGGTTTTCTTTACGGAAACGGTTAGTCGTTATTATGTCGGGTTCCGTGTTGTTGCTACCGACAATGTGGGGTTGGTTACAAACTCTAGTGAGGTAGCGGCATTTACTAAGCCTTATGGTGGATTGTTAATTGCTCCAGCCTCTGGTTCTACTGGTTCGGACTCGTATGGTGTTAGCCCTGCCCAATGGTTTGGTTTGACTCAAGGTGGCGTTCGTTTTGGTAACGGTACAAGTGCTGGTTTAGGTAACTGGACGAACGGTGCGTACTTCTATGGCACAGAACTTGCAGATGCCTGTCTCGGTTATGCACCTGACTCTGGCTCATTCATAGTTCAACGCAAATCGTCACAAGGTACTTCAGGCACTGCGTACTTCAAGTACCACGGCAACACATTTTCCACAGGAGCAACTAACGCAACTTTTGGTGGCGACTTTGTTTCATTTAACCTCACAGGAACTGATGTTTCGGGAACTCTTTCTATGCCTGCTAACTGGCTGTCTGATATTCCGTCTGGAACGGCTAGAGGTTTTGGTATGTTAAACGGTGGAAGCAGTACGGTTATCAAAGTTCTTTATACTTGGAATGAACAAATTGTCGGCAGTTCACCTCCCACATATTCAAGTTCTGGCGTAATTTCACTCAATTTTAGTTAGGTCTTGTAATAGAAAACACAATCAACATTCAACAAAGGACTTATTATGGCGATTTCACCTAACACAACATTCGGTACCGGGGCTGTTCTTACTTCGGATCAGGCAAATCGTTTCCCTCGTGGAGTGATGGCTTTTACTACTGCAACTGCTTCAGACACAACAATTACAAGCGAAGAAGTACAGTTGGGATTATCGTTTACTGCTGTCGCTAATCGTTACTACAAGATCACCTACTTTGAGCCTGCTCTTTTCCATAGTTCTCAGGCTACTGCTACTGCTCGTATCAGATTAGGCACAACTATTGCTGGTACATTGCAACAATCATCTTTGTCTTTTGCCTATTCCACTTCTGAAGAAACAACTTGCGTTGCGATAACAACTCTTACTGCTGGTGCAACAAACTTTGTTGCAACATTGCAAAGCAGTTCTGGCACTATCCAAGCGACTCGTAGTGCCACGCTGTATGCGTTTCTTTTAGTTGAGGATATCGGTCCTGCCTGATGACAACTTTTGGTACGGGTACTGCGATTACTGCTCAGTCGTTAAACACGGCTTTCGCTAATCTTGAAGCACAAATAGTTAGTGGTGCGGCGGCGGCTGGTTCTTTAACTGGCACTACTCTTGCTTCTAATGTGGTGAACTCGTCACTCACCTCGGTTGGCACTCTTGCATCGGGGTCTATACCAACAACCTTGTTGACAGGAATTGTGCCGACTGCACGCGTCAGCGGAAGTTATACAGGCATCACAGGTGTTGGCACTTTGACTGTTGGTGCTATTCCAGCATCGTTGCTCACTGGCACAACTTTGCCAGCAACGATTGTTGCTTCATCTCTTACTAGCGTTGGCACTTTGAGTGGTCTTACTTCTTCTTCACGCATTTGGGCGCAAACAGACCTCAGAGTAGGGAACGCTAACTCAGCAGTTTTATCATCAGACCCATATGCATTGATTGTGACACCACAGGGTTATACAGGATTACCTGTTCGTATTGGTGAACATTACAATCTCGCTAGTGTTGGAACGCAAAATAGTCAGTTTACTGTTTGGGCTGGTCCTGCTAGTGGTGGTGAGGTAATCTTCAAACGAGCCGCAAACATAACAATAGCATCGCTCCAAGAAAACGGTCTATATCTATCCGAAGGCTGGTTAAGAACATACGGTCAGCGCGGTTGGTATAGCGAAACTTATGCTGGCGGAATCTACATGACTGATACCACTTGGGTTAGGACTTACAATGGTAAAAGGTTTTATTCAGACGGTGGGTATTCGGGGAATGTTAACTACGGTAATTATGGCTCAATGTCTGTGTACGGAGCATCAGGTGCTTGGGAAGGTATTACATTTCCCGATGTGGCGACAACATGGATGTCTACTGCTAACGGGCAATACTTTGGGGTATATCGTAACAACACCACATGGAACTTCTATGTTGTTAACGGAACATTTACTCCATCTGACGAAAGATATAAACGAGACATTGAACCCTTGCAATACGGTATGAACTTGATACGGGGAATTGTTCCTATCACCTTTGACCCGTTAACAGAAGATCCTGCCGATGATCCTGAACAGACAGTTGGCAGAACCCATTATGGGTTTACTACACAAAACATTTTGCAAGCACTCGCTAATGTTGGCGAGACAAGAGATGTTGCCATAGTGGATATTGGTGGACCAGCGAACGAGTCAAATGAGAGTGACCGCCAATACTTGAACCATTCGGGGCTTATCGCCCCTATGGTTAAGGCAATACAAGAGTTAGATTTACGACTACAACAATTGGAGACAGTATGAACGAAACGCGGGTAGATGCAAACGAAGTTATTGAAGAGTTGCTTGAGCAATTAAAACAAGCGAACCTACAGATGGCTATTTTGCGTGTGATGCTAAAAAAAGCAAACTCAACCCCCGTGGAAGAACCACAAATTTAGGGTTGATATAGTTGGGTCGTGCGACGACCGTTCCAGATAGCCGATCAAATTGGTAAGGGTTTGGTGCTTGGTCTTGTCGCGTCTTGGCTGAGGGATTTTCCTGAGTTGATGATGTGTGTAGTTCCTCTTTTGGCGGGTCTATTTGCGTGGTTGTCAACTCTTGTAGGGGATCGTTCCGTCGCTTCGTTTCTGTCTGACGACTGATGCGTAAGTTGGTTCGGTCTTTACGGCTGATTATTCCGATGTGTCCTTTGGTGGCAATGTTTTTTATGTCCCCTGTTCGTGCTGAGGGTCGGATTGTTGTTGACGAGCCAACGGATTTTTGGTTGGAGTTTGGTGATGCGACACAGTTTCTGGCTGAGACTTTTCAGTCGGGTGATTTGCCTTCGGATCCGCAGTTGTGGCTCTATGACCAGAACGATGTGTTGATTGTTACTAATGATGACTTTTTGGGGTTGCAGTCCAAGATTGATGTGGCGATCCCTGCTGGTTCGTATCGTTTGCGGGCAAGCACTTGTTGCCATGAGCCTGATGTCTGGCGGGACGGTGTTGTGTGGAACATCCGTTATGAGTTGTCATTCAATGGGTCACAAAGTAATCCCGTAACGACTACAGAGCCAGATGCGACGACTACCACGGAGGTCACCAATGAAACAACTACAACGGTTGAAGAAACCACTACTACTACTGACAGTCCTACCACTAGCAGTAGCACTAGCACTACCTCTTCTACTGTTCCTAGCAGTACAACATCCAGCAGTGTTGCCGTACCGACCACTGTTGAAGTAACGACTTCTACTTCTGAACCTGATGCGACTACTACTACGGAGCCTGAAACCACTACATCTAGTGTTTTGGTGCCAATTACCGAGGTTGCTACCACTACATCTAGTACCAGTGTTGTCCCGATTGTCCAGACGACTACAACGGAGTTGATATCGGATTTGGTAACAACTACGGTTCAGCCAGATGCGACAGATGTGGACAACCCTGTGGACAGTTCGCCTCCTGATGAGGTCACGGAGCCTGATAGTCCGCTGATTACCGACGATTTCACTGATGTTTCTGTTGAGGAGATCGTGGCTGAGTTGGCTGTGGATAAGTTGGAGGCTTTGACTGATGAAGAGGTCGTGGCGTTGATTGACGGTATTGCCGAGGCTGACTTGACGGACGAGCAGGCGGATGCGATTGCTGTGGCGTTGTCGGATGCTCCTGATGATGTTAAGGAAGAGTTTGAGTCTCAGGTGGATGTGTTTTCAGGTCAGTTTGATTCGTATGTGGCTTTGGATTCTTTGATTTCTGTGGGGAAACGGCGTGTCGTGATTGCGGCGACTGCGACGGCGTTGGTTTTGCCTGCTTCTGCATCCAGCAGTGGCGGATCTAGGAAAGGAAAGAAATGAAGCGATTTATGAAAGAGATTGTTGCTCTTGGTTGGAGTGTTGTCGGTGCTGGTTTTGTGTTGATGACGGTTTCTGGTCAGGTGTTTCGGACTGGCATGATCCTGACCTTTATCGGGGTTGGTGTGCAGTTGCTAGGGTTGTTGATGGAGTCTGACGAATGAACAAATTTATTAGCATCGCAAACCGTATAGTTGCAACTTTTTTAACCTCGGCGTTAAGTATTGTCGGAGGTTCTTCAGTGTTGAACGCGTTCACTGAAAACGACATTTCTCTTATTCAGTCGGCTTGTTTGGCTGGTGTTGCGGCTTGTGCCCAAGTGATTGAGCGTTTGGCTAAAGCGTCTTTGGACGGCAACCTGACTTACACCGAAATTAACGAGGCTTTTTTGCCAACCAAAAAGGATGATGCGAAATGACCGTCTACACAGTTCTGCCAATAATTATGCCTTCGGATCTTGCTGGTCAAAAGAACGGCGAACTTAATCCTGCGTTGCTTCGGGATATTAAGGCTCCTAACGGAAAGTTGCATCATCTTGCCGCTACGGCTTGGAATTGCATGCAGTTGGCGGCGTATTTTGATGGGATTGAGTTGAAGCATGTTGGTGCTTACCGTCCGTTGGCGGAGCAAGTCAAATTGTTTAATAGTCGTTATGAGTCGGCTCCGACTGGTCGTGTCCCTCAAGTGACCCGTACTTATCAGGGCAAGACTTGGTATTTGAAGAAGGGCGTTGCACCGGCTGGAAGCCCCTCCACCAGTAATCACGGGTGGGGACTCGCGATAGATGTTGCCTCAGCATCTGGTAAGCGTTTGGAGTGGTTGCTTGGAGATGGTTTTTCAACCAGTAACGCTTTAAAGTTCGGTTTCAGTTGGGAAGTTCGTGACGGAGCCAATGCAGAAGCGTGGCACATCCGCTATGTCTGCGGGGACAAACTGCCCCAAGCAGTGCTAGATGCATTGGTTGCATTCCCGAACCTGAATGCGAACTGAGTTGTGGAAATTATCTGGGTGCCTGTCGCTGTCGCTTTAATTGGCGGTCCCGTTATGTGGTTTTTGCAAAGGTTTGATAAGCGAAACACGGAACAACATGGGTCAAACATGAAGGTTTTGGAGCGCATTGAGTCCAAGGTGGATCAGGTTGACGAGCGGGTTTCGGGTCATATTGATTGGCATGCTCACAAGGGTAAGTAGGGTTTTGTTACTGTGGTGATGCGAATACCACTATTGGGGTAGCGTTCACTGCGGAGGTAACGATGAGCGAACTTTTGAAGAAGTTGAATCAGACTGGGACTACAAAAATTTCTCGGTGTGGCGTTGCTTTGTTAAAGGCAAATCTTGATTCTGCTGAGTGGGATCAGGTTGCCGTCATTATTGGCGAGATGCGAAACGATCGTCTAAGGGCTACGGCTCAAGGGCATACGGCTGTTTGGTTGTCCGATGTTCTCAAAGAGCATGGGCATTCAGTGTCTTGCCATACAATCCAACGACATATACGGAAGGCGTGTTCTTGTGAGTGATCTCTCTGAAGCGTTAAACAATCCACCAAAGCCGATGCGAGAGCGTCTCGGTGCTTTGGCTGAGTTGCTGGAGCGGTCTGGTATTGATATTGATGAGATTGGCAATGTTCAACGGGTCAATGTGTATCAGGGGTTCTATAAGGATGAGAACGGTGAAGCGCATACGGTTGACATGCATGGCATCGTGTTGTCGCCTAAGTGGGGTGACGCTCCTGAATATCCTGTGGTTCAGCCTGCCGCTCCTACGGTGGTTCGCCCTGTCAAGATTCAGTCCAGTAAGCGGACGAGTAAGTTGACGGTCATTTTGCCTGATCCTCAGATTGGTTACCGCCGTCTGGATTCTGGTGAGATGTTGACGATGCATGATGAGGATGCGATAGATGTGGCGTTGCAGATCTGTCGTTCTGTCCGTCCTGATGCCATTGTGAACTTGGGTGACTTTTTGGATCTTCCTGAGTGGTCGTCTAAGTTTTTGGTTTTGCCAGAGTTTGTGTTGACGACTCAGCCTTCGGTTGATCGTGCCCACCTATTTTTGGCTCAACAGAGGGCTATTGCCCCTGATGCGACGATCAGTTTGTTGGCTGGTAACCATGATGATCGGTTGGGTAAGCATGTGGCTAAGAACGCTATGGCGGCTTTGCGGTTGCGTAGGGCTGGTTTGCCGAATGAGTTGCCTGTGTTGTCGCTTCAGTATTTGTTGCGGTTGGAAGAGTTGGGTGTGTCGTATGTGTCTGGGTATCCCGCTGGTCGGATCCAGATCGCTAAAGGCGGATATGGTCAAACCCCCCTATATGCCATTCATGGTGAGAAACTAGACATCTCTAAAGTTGCCCGTGAGGAACGCCAATCGTTCGTTCAAGGGCACATTCACCGTCAAGCAATGCATGCGATGACCTATGAGGTTCGTGGCGAGCCGGAGACAGTTTTGGCTTTCTCGCCGGGTTGTCTGTGTCGGATTGATGGTGGTGTTCCCAGTACCAAGTCGGCGGTTGACGAGCGGGGTGTACCTGTGGTCAGATGGGAAGCATGGCAACAAGGAATAGCGGTCGTGGAGGAATGCGACGATGGGTTTTATCATGTGGAAATTGTTCCTATCTTTCATGGGCGGGCTGTCTACAGAGGAAAGCAGTATGAGGCTCGTAAAGATTCTGTGGGATGACGCTTATTCGTTGCCAGATGATTGGCACGATTTGCCGTTGGCTCCGCCTGAAACTCGTCCTATGACGACGATCGGGTTTATTGTTTCGGAGTCTAAGTGGGGTATGGCTGTTGCTCATACGCATGATCCTGATGGTGAGACTTGTGCTGGTGTGATTGTGATTCCTAAAGGGATGATCCGTAAGATCACTGATTTAGTTGCGTGACTATTACTGTTGGGAATGCGATCTTGATTGGCGGGGCGGTAAGCATTGTCCTGTGTGTGGCGGTTTGGGTGAGGAACAGGATGATTTTCCACTAAATACCGCTCAACATGATGTTGACTAGCATACGGTTGTGGATTTTGACCTGACTGAGTTAGAGAAAAAGATGTCTCCTTCGGAGGCTGGTCGTTACGCCGCTGAGATGCGATGGCGTACTCATTCTGGTGCGCCTCGGATGGCTGGGGATAACACGATTTCGTTGCCTGATCGGTTGAATCGGGCTACTGACAACATGTTGGCTAAGGGTGGCAGTGTTTCTCATTTGGGTGTTGATGAGAGTGACGCTGTTTTGCGTGGTGCGATGATGATGGTGGAGCGCACTTTTAGTGAGGCTCGTATGAATCAGCGGGATTACGAGTTGAATGTGCATGCTCAGAAGTCGTGGAATGAGGCTCGTAAGGATCCTTCGGCGATGCTTCATGTGGTGCGTGTTGGTCGGAATATTGCGGCGGTTGCGGTTACGGTTCGTCCGAATGATGCGACGGTGGAGATTCGGCATTTGAGTTCTACTGGGGTGTTGAAGGGTGCTGGTTCGGCTTTGTTGGGGTCAATCATTAAGAAGGGTGTGAAGGGTGGGCGTACTACTTTTCGGGTTACGCCGTCTGAGGAATCTAAGTCTTTTTGGGATGAGTACGGTTTTAGTGGTGCTGTTTATGACCAGTTGGGTAATCCTGATGGGTCGCAGGATTTGGTTGTGAAGCCTGAGTGGTTGCGTGTTCTTAAGGCTATGTCAAGGTCTGAGGCGGGGAAGGTAGCGGCTCAGGCACGATGGAAGAACCATGTAAAAACAACTGATGCGACACCTGTTGCTCCGCCTGTTCAGCCGTCTACCCCTAAAAAAATTGCTACTAAGCAGGGCATCGGTCGTGCGTTGAATGATGCGGGGATTAAGAAAACTGGGTATATTTATTCGTCCAGAATTCGTGGTTACGCTACACCGACTTCGGGTTGGGAATCTGTGGAAACTGAGAACGGTTTTAAAGTTACTTTCAAGATGGTTAGTGGTGGAGTGCGAGCGCATTATTCCCAATCTCAAGAAGTGAAAGATCGTATATCGGCTGTTAATCAAGAATATATTGATGGTCAACTGAAAAGAATGCATGATGCTCTTAAGGCAAAAGGGTATGACACTTCGTTTGATGGTGAAACAATTTTCGTTAATAACACGAGTCCAGTTTTGGGAGTTTCTTCAAGATCTTCTAGTCCCGCCAAAATGAGGCAAATAGAGTCAGTGACAACACGGTTTACCGAAATGTCCAACAGTGTAGCCAAGGCTTTTTCTGAAGAATATATGAAAAAGGCGGGTCTAAAATTAACCGAACAAGGTTACGGTCAAAAAGAGGCTACAGAGGCTGAGTTAAAACTTGGAAAAGAAAAGAAAGACTTCCTCATAAAAATTTTGGATGAGCAAGGCAAGAAGGCTCAAGGTGCGATAGAAAATCTTGCTCAAGGATTTATGCCTTTATCGCAAAAAGATATCTTGCAAGGTGTCCGCTCATTTTTAAAAAGCAAAGAAAAAGAAACTGTTCGGGAAATGCAAAGCAAAGGTTTAGGGTCTTCTAAAAAAGAAGATACTACCGTTGGTTCTATGGTTTATTCAACTACGCGAGCGGTTTTAGAAAATGCACGACTGTTTATTGATTTAGCAATAGAACGAGCCACGCCTCTAGTAGAAAAACAACCGAAAGGGTAGTTATGAATAAGTCATTGGAAACTGTGTTGAAGGCTTTGGAGCAGGACGCTTTGGCGTTTTGTTCGGAGTCGGATTGGGCGATCGTTGTTGCTGAATGCGAGAGGGCTGGGAATGTTCGTCGTATTTCTAAGTCGGCTCAGGTGATTTTGCAGAAGGCTATGTCTCGTTCGGAGGCTGGTCGGTTTGCGGCTGAACAACGGTGGAAGAATCATCAGAAGCGGACTGCAACATATTCTGGTGTTGAACGAAACACTACTGATGAAAGTCGTAAGTGGAAATTTAGTACCGATAAACCGAGCCATTTGGATGAGGCTTCAAATAATGCTCGTTTGGAATCGTGGACTTCCGACAGTGAAGTTCCAGATCCTTCTGGTGATGGTTATTGGACTAAAGGTGATTGGAATTCAGATGATCCTGATTACGGTCGTCGTTATTCTGATTACGACGAACTTAGTGGTCCTGAATCAAATGATGCTGGGATTGATTATCAACTAAGCGCACAGGCTAGAGATGCTGGTATCAGTTTCGGTCCTAGGCGGAACCCTTTTCAAGATATGGAGCCTTTTTCTGATGAAGTTTTTAATGACATTAAAAGTGGTAAAACAACACCAATCGCCACAGGTTTTGATGAAGTAAGAAAAGGTATTGACGAGGCTTTTGCAAAAATTCTTGAAGCAGAATCTGATCCGATTAAAGTAAAGAGTGCCATGAAAGTTAAAAGGAGACTTTTAACAAATATGGCTCAGCAAGGCAAGTTGGCTCAAGAGGCTCTTGAAGAATTGGTTTCAGCAAGTGATCCTAGACAGGCAATGAAAGAATTGAAAGCCGCAGGAGCGCACCTAAGTATTGAGGCTCGTCAAGCAAGGCTAAAGCAATTTGAGCGATATGAAAAGCCAGAAGCAAGCGTTACCATTCGGGCGGCACTTAACCTTGAAAACGCAATAGTGGAAAAACTTTATGGCATTATTAGCGAACAGGCTTATGGTGTTGGCAAAAGGCTTGGAACTTTTAGGGGCGGTAATGGTCATTTTGATGTGGGCGGTGTCATAAATCCTGACGGGTACTGACGGCTTGGCAGATATTCAATAAATTTTGGCAAGTTGCCAACTTTCACACAACCATCATGTAGTATCTCGTCAAGCCTAACGAGGAGGAAACATGGCAGACATGATGAAAGACTATGTGGAGGTTGCGGAGCGCATCCGTATTTTCCGTGAGAAGTACCCTGAGGGTTCATTGCAACCAATGAATCTGGAGAAGCCTTACGAGATCGTGACGGTCGGGGAGAAGACTTTCATTGTCTATTTCGCCGCCGCGTATCGTACTCCCGACGATCAGCGACCCGGCATTGGCAGTGCTTGGGAGCCAGTTCCCGGTGCGACCAGTTTCACCAGACTGTCCGAATTAATGGTGTGTGAAACTTCGGCTTGGGGACGCGCAATCGTTGCTGTTTTGGCGGCGGATGCGAAGAAGGTCGCCACGATTGACGAGGTTCGGAATCGTTCTGAGGCTCCTGCTCGTGCAGTTGCACCAAAGCCGACCGCCAAGGTTGTTGCTCCTAAGCCGTCTGGTGATGAACCTCAGACTTGGGTTCCACCTAAGCAGGTGATTGTTGAACCATCGGAAAAGAATGAGGCAAGCATCCATGCGATTGCTGAGTTGGCAAAACAGGCAGGTATTGCTTCCAAAGAGGAAATGCGGGACTACTGTTCAATGGTGATTGACCGTGAAATTGCTTCGTCGTTGGATTTGACGGCTGAAGATCGGGTAAAGGTCATTATGGCTCTTCGTGAACTGGCGATGGATCCCAAAGAGTGAGTATCAGGGTCATGTCGTCCATTTGGGAACTTGACCTGCCACCATCCGAGAAGTTAGTTCTCTTGGTCATTGCGGATCATGCCGATGATGATGGTGGTAACGCGTACCCCAGTGTGGCTCGTATTGCTCGTCGGGCTTCTATTTCGGAGCGTCAAACTCAACGGGTGATCCGTCAGTTATGCGAAGACGGGTTTCTGATTGTGGAGGATCGTTTGGGTGGTGGTGTGGATTGGCGGAGTGATCGTCGCCCGAATCGGTACCAGATTATCGGGGTGACATCAGCGTCATCTCGTGGTGGTCACGGGGTGACACCTGCGCTCAACGAGGTGACACTGAGGGACTCACGAGGTGACATACAGGGCACTCACGAGGTGACACCCATGTCACCCTATACATCCATAGAAACATCCATAGAACCATCCATAGAAATATCTTGTGCGGAATCGCTTTGTGAACTGTTGGCGGACTCGTGGGCTTCGTTAAGTTCTGGTGTAAAAAGACCGAAGGTGACAAAGGCTTGGATTGATGAGATGGATCGGATGATGCGACTTGATGGTCGTGATGCTGGTTTGGTTGAGGAGGTTTTGAGGTGGTTGCCATCTGACAGTTTTTGGTCGGTGAATGTTGGGTCGCCTGTGAAGTTGAGGAAGCATTTTGATCGGTTGATTTTGCAGATGCGAAAGACGGATCGTAGTAGTCGGTTTTCTGGTATTGAAGAATTTCTTAAGGAGGAATTGTGATTAGGACTGAGACAGCGAGCATTGTGGGTGTGTTGGTGGCTGGTTTTCCGAGTGTGAAGATGAGTCGGGAGACGGTTGAGGTTTGGCATCGTGCGTTGCATGATTTGCCGTTTGAGGATGTGAAGGTTGCTGTTGAGAAGTTGTTGATGACTTCGGAGTGGTTTCCGACGATTGCTTTGATTCGGAAAGCGACTTTGGATGCTATGGGGATGTTGCCTATGTCGGCGGATGAGGCGTGGGTTGAGATTCTGTGTGCTATCAAGGATCATGGTTTGGCTGGTTACCCTGAATTTTCGCCTCTCGTGCGTCAGGCTGTAGTGCAGGTGGGTTGGCGTGATATTTGCATGTCAACTCAACCTGAGGCGATTAGGAGGTCTTTCGTGAAGGCTTATGATGCGATCGCTTTGAAGCAGACCCATTTGGTTATGACCGCACCACTGGAGTTGACAATGGGGGGCTAGAAAATGTTTATCGGTGTTGAGGTGGTGTGCTGATTTTTTTGTGGCAGGATCTTGATCCGCCCAAATGGAGAGATCATGTCACAAGAGCAGGTTGAAATTTTGTTGAAGTATTTGTCAAGGTTGACTCCACGGGGTCGTGAAGAGGAGAAGGAATTATTGTGGGTAATGCGCTCATTGAGGGTTACGAAAGTGTCAGCGACACGCTAAAGTCTGCTCAACGAGAGGAGACTTTAGTGGAATTCGGAACTGTGAACATTGGTGTGAAAGCCGAAAATGAAGATGACTTGTTGAGGCAGTGCGGTTTATTGACTGACCAGATGCGAGATCATCAGTTGGCGATCAGCATGTTGAACGATCAGCGTCGGCGGATTGTTCGGCAATTGCGGTCGTTTCGTGTGCCGTATCGGAAAATTGCTAATTCGGCTGGAGTGTCGGATCAAGCGTTGTATGCAGATTTGCGTAAGCATCCAGTAGAGGAGACTGCCAAGTGAATAATTTGACCATTGTAGGGAACATGGTTGCCCAACCTGAAGTGCGATTCACTCCGAGCGGGGTTGCTCAAGCAACTTTTCGTGTGGGTGTCAATCGTCGTTTCCAGTCCGCTGGTGAGTGGAAATCTGAAGGGACATTCTTTACCTGTGTGGCTTGGGCTGAACTGGCTGAAGCGGTCGCAAATGTGAACAAGGGTGACCGTGTAATCGTTGTCGGTCGGATGGCTTGCCGTGAGTTTGAGTCCAACGGTGAGAAGCGCAAAGTTTGGGAAATCGCCGTTGAGGATCTTGGGCATAGTTTGAAGCCTTTGAAGTCGGCTAAGGCTCCAGAACAGGCTCGTGCTGTTGAATCTGAGGCTGAACAGCCGTTCTAATGTGGTCGGATCTATCAACGAAAAAGTTGTTGACCCAAAACAGTGAACTTCGTCGTGTCGGTGTTTGGAATTGGACGCTCCCCGCGCATGTTGTGAAACTGAGCAATGGGGAGCGGTTCAATGTTTGCCCTAATGCTGGGGCGTGTGGGCGTGTGTGCTATGCGAAGATGGGGACTTACCTTTTTGGCAATGTTCGGGCACGACACATTTTAAATTTGGAGTATGTGTTGTACGGCGGTGACGCTTGGCAAGAGCATATGGCTGGCGAGATCGCTCATAAGCGAATGCGACCAACGGGGAAGGCTCACGATTTGCCTTTTGATTCTGGCGATCTTTGGTTATCCGATTGGATACATGGCGGTGGTCGGGCAGTTCGGATCCACGATGCTGGCGATTTCTTTTCGGTTGAATATTTGGGGCGGTGGATTTCGCTTGCTTGCATGTTTTCCGATGTGTTGTTTTACGCCTACACCAAAGAGGTCACGATGTTAAAAGGCGTGGTTTTGCCTGCCAATTTCCGTGTGGTGTTTTCGTTTGGCGGGCAAGAAGATGATGCGATTGATCGGTTGGTTGATCGTCACGCTGATGTGTTTCCGTCGCTGGCGGAGTTGGTCGGGGCGGGCTATTTTGACCAGAGTGACAACGATCTTTTGGCGGTGGTTGCCCCGTCGCACAAGATCGGGATTGTGGCAAATAACCTGCCTGTGGCTATCCGTAGGTTCGGCGGGAAAAAAATGTCAGAAATATAGCCCAATGACTTGACTTGGGTTTAGTCACAGGGTTAGTCTTCTATTGACGGATGAGGGATCCGCAAGACAGGAGGGCAAAATGACCGAAGCCACCAAAACCAACCAGCATGGGTTTCCAATTCAAACCTGTACACGATGCCACGGTTCGGGGCATCACTCATACAACCAAATTCACGGCACGATGTGCTACGGGTGTGGCGGTGGAGGAGTTCAGATTGTCAAAAAAGCAAAGCCTGCATGGATTGCTTTTGTAGCAAACGCTAAGTCACTCAAAGAAATTGTTGCACGAGACTTAAAAGTCGGTCAGGTTGCCTGCAAAAGTGGGGCGAAGATTAAAAAAGAGATTGTAGGCATTGAGGTGCTTCCAACCTATTCCAAGCCGTGGTCTGAAAGGCATACCGCTCAAGCAATTGCAGATGGCTATAAGCCTGAGCAGTGCTTTCAAATCTTCGCACCGATGATCGTCACCTTTGCTGATGGCACAACAGAAGAAACAGATGCGACATCAGTTTGGAAACCTGTTGTTACGCTCGCCGATCTAAATGCCGACTTCTACTTGGCTCAGATCCCACAACGAAAGGTAAAAAAATGACCGCTCACCACCTAAAGTTCCGAAACATTCACCAAGATATTCAGCGAGCGTCTAAGCAGATGCGACAGGGTTGGGGATCGTTGACTGAACTGGAGCAGAAGTATCGGATCATTGAATGGGTTTCTGAAGCATGTCGGATTTATCAAATACCGCAACCCGATGTGATCTTTCAAGCCAACACGGATTTTTATAGGCATCGCAACTACGGATTGCTGGTTGGCGAGATCCATTTGTCTAAGCCGAGTGCTATCACTGCATGGCACGAGTTCCGCCATCACTGGCAGGCTTGCAAGCCTGATGCATGGTCTGGGGATGAGGAAATTGATGCTCGTAACTGGTCGCTGAGTTTGTTTCATTCGGTTGCACCACGAACGCTTCGGCGGTTGGCAACTGATGGGCGGGTCATTCACTTGGATGCGAACATGCAAAACAGGGCTGTTCGGTGACCGCACATTTTGGGTCGCAACAATCGTTTAAGAATCAGGAGGGAAAAATGAGACTAAAAGGGTTGCAAGAATGGGAAGCGTTTCTCGCAGAGTTGAATCGCTTGAAAAAGTGTGAGGCTGAAGATCGTGATGGTGAGGTGTGGGATTTGGTTTGCAGTTATGCGAGCCTGCAAAACATTGAGCCGTATTTAGAACTTGAACAACAAATCAGCGGTGCCCGAAATGGCGTAGCGACTTGTCGTGCAAGAAAATGGGAAGACAAAAACTGGAGAGGATTGTACATATGACAAAGACAAAGAAAGATTTGGTTCGGGAGCATCCCCGATATTTTTCAAAAGCCAACAATAAATTCTTTGGCTCCAAAATTGAGTATGTCGGTGTTGCTGATGTAAATGGTGACGACTGGTTTGTCACGAGCGAGTACGACAAGTACGGGGCAACGGGATACAAGCGTTTGTTTTCAGTTCGCCGAGCCAACGCCAACAAGCCCAGTGAGGTAGAAACGGTTGGAAAGTTTTGTGGCTACGACAATTTGCACGATGCGATCACAGCATTGACAAAAGGTGTGGTTGAAGTCGCTTTATCATTTTTAGACAGAGTTTCAGTTGAAGAAAATTGGAGGGAGCAAGAATGAGTGCAATGAGAAATTTTGTGAAAGGGATGGGGCACTGCATTGCCCGTGTAAATCATCCCAATGGCGAGAGCCGTGTGTATGGTCCTTTCATTTCTGGCGAGTGGTGCATTCGGTGGATGGATCACCAATATGAAACTGGTTTCAGTGGTGGATTCATTGTTGAGCCGTTGCGAACTCCTGATCGGGAGCGTGATGTTTCTGCGTGGTGGGATCCTGAATCAATTATGACGGACGAACATTTTGAGGCTGAGTTTGTGAACTGGGGGAAAGAATCTTTGGAAGTGTTCCCTCTGACTTGACTGGGGTTTAGGATTGTGCAAGACTTCTTGTACAGGGGAGAGGCTCCTGAGATTGGAGGTCAGAATGGCTGTTCACAGCGGTTACAAGGCTCTGGAGGGGGTGTCGCTCGCCAAGTTGCTGGAATCTCACCAGACAGTTCAGGCTCTGCTCGCCAGTGCCATCGCCGAGGGTTCAAGTCTTCAAGCCAAGCGATTGCTTGAAAGTCTGGACGCGATCCTCGCCGAAGGTGCCGAGCGCAAAGTCTCCTTCTACAGCGAGTACCTGTGACAAGAGCCACACTCAAAGTCTTCATAAGACTTGATCGGGGTTTAGTTTTGTGGAAGAATACTTATGGAGGGAGAGAGGCTCCCACCAGAGAGGGGAAAAGATGACACGGACATTCACCGCTGACTTATCCAAGTCGGCTCGTCGGGCACACCGTTCCCGCCAACAAGCCAAACTGGATGCCAACCGAACGCTCAGTAAGCGGACATTCGGCATTGAGATTGAGTATGTGGGGACTCCGCTCAAGCGTCAAGTAGCCGAAGCCCTGAGCCTCGCTCTGGGCGAACATGTCCATGTCACGGGCTACCACTCCACCACCTGCTTCACCTGCGGTCGCCACGATGTGGGTTACGGTCAGTGGAAAGTCTGCCATGACGGTTCGCTTGGCGGTCGGGGTTCGGGTGCCGATTCCACCACTGGTGAGATTGTCTCCCCTGTCCTGATCGGCGAAGAGGGCATTGACAAAGTGAAGATCGTGCTGGCAACACTCCGAGCGGTTGGTGCGAAAGCCTCCGCCAAGTGCGGGATTCACATCCACGCTGGTGCCAAAGACCTGACAGCCAACGGTCTACAGCGACTGGTCAAGAACTACGGTCAAGTGCAAGACGAGATTTACTCTTGGTTGCCGAGTCGCCGAGCCACTGGCACCTACTCGCCGAAACTGCGGACTCGGAGCCTTGACAGCCTCTACGCTGGTGTCAAGCACTACAAAGAGCAGGGCTACGATGGCGGTCTTGGCTCCAAGTACGCTGGCTTGAACATCAGCCCGCTCGCCCGAATCGGAACCGTGGAATTCCGAATGCACCAAGGTTCGGTGGACACCAACATCCTCGCTCCTTGGATCCGATTCGTCATCGGCTTCGTGGATAGCCAAGTGGATGATGAGAACTTGGTAGGCACCACGATCCCCACCAACGAATCGGTCTTGACCTACTTGGTGGATGGCAAGTACCTCCCCGCCAAGAGTGCCGAAAAAATCGCCCAGCGTGTCGGTCGCTGGAACTAACAGGAAGGACACAGAACATGTGCGGAATCTCAGGATTCAGTCTCACCAAGTGCGACGCTAAGAAAATTGACAGCAGGATCCTTGCCAGTTGCCTCTTAAAAAACATTGAGCATCGTGGGCGACATGCCACGGGTGCATCATGGACAGAGACAATGGATGAGGGTCTGATGTGGTGGTACACCAAGGCTCCGATCCCAGCATCGGAATTTGACGGTCACCTAGAACAGATGCCGAAGCACACTCGCCGAGCATTGCTCCATGTACGGTACGCCACCACTGGCGATCCCGAAGATGAGAACAACAACCATCCGATCATCGTGCCCTCGTCATCGGGCGGATCGGTCATCGGTGTTCACAACGGCATCATCAACAACTACCAGCAGATCATGGATGACATTGGTGCCGAATGGATTGGTGAGGTTGACTCTCAAGCCCTATTCCACCTTGCTGGTACCGAAGACTTCACCAAAGAAATGTTCCGCCAAGTTCAAGGTTCAGCATCGGTTGCCTATGTTGACACTGCCGAACCGACCACGATCAAACTGGTTCGCATGTCAATGCGACCCTTATGGATCGCCCAGACCGAAGACGGCTCAACACTTTGGTCATCAGAGAAAGATGCACTGCTGGATGCCATGAGTGTGGTAGGACTTACAGCAGATTTTGTTATGGAGGTTCCCGAATGGACAATGGTTACTATCAACGATGCTCGTCTAGATTCCGTAGAGCAGATTGTTCGCCCTACAGCATTGAGTGGTCAGATGGTCATGTTTCGGTAGGGCACACTCCCCGACGATTGCTTAAAGGGCTTGGGGACATTCAGTTCCCGCCCATGTCGGTCAAAGAGATCAAGATTGAATTGGCAAGACGATGTGAAGCCTTGCTGAGTATTGACTGCCCAATATCGGAAGATGATCTTGAGTTTCTTGAATACTTGGCGAAGGTTGGGTTCATAGATTTCTATGTTGGATGACTTTTGGGACTTAGCCGTTTGCAAAACGGAACAAGTCCCAACAGGAATCTTTTTTGGATCTGAAGACGAAAGCCCACAAGAGCGGACGATCAGAATCGCAATGGCTAAATCTATTTGCCAACGATGCGATGTGGCTGATGAGTGTTTGCAGATGGCGATCGCAAATGATGAGCGTGGAATCTGGGGAGGAAAGACGGAAAACGAGCGGTATCGGGGTTCTACCGTCCTAATTTCGGATCCGCTGGTACCTGTAGTGCCCTCAGAGCCTGTCGCCAGATCAATTTGGGTGACCATAGCCGACTCTAATGGGGTAGTGCTACAGATGACTAGGAGGTTCACTCCAATGACATGGCAAATCGTCGTAGACGGCATTGTTCGCTACGAAAAGTATGTAGAAGGCGAAGCGTGGATCGTTTGGAACAGGGCAGTTGAAAGCAGGATGCGATACTGATTAGAATCAGACGAGGTTATTGCCGATCCCCCTCACGGCGATGACTTAGGAACTGTGAGTGCCTCCTACTCAAGTTTCCAAACGGGCAGTGTCTTTGGCACTGCCCGTTTGCTATTGTGCCACCATGCAAATAGATGAGGTGGCTATCAATGCGATTACCCGACACCCTAAAAACGCCCGTCAGGGTGAAGTGTCTCGGATCGTGGAATCAATTAAAGCGAACGGGTTCTTTGCCCCGTTGGTAGTTCAACGGTCAACAGGGTTCATTCTGGTGGGCAACCATCGGTATCAAGCCGCATGCGATACTGGGATGACCACGATTCCCGTTCACTATGTGGACTGTGACGATGCTCAGGCTCGGCGGATCATGCTGGCGGACAACAAAACCAGTGATCGTGCCAGATATGAAAAAGACATTCTTGCTGAACTGCTCCAAGAAGCCCTCGGTGACGGCGGACTATTCGGTACAGCGTTTGATCCGTCTGAAGTAGACAAACTGCTACAGGAAGCGTCCGCTGGTGACGCTCCCACGGTTGAACAGTTTGATCTCATCCCGTATGAGCGCACCTTTTTCTTGGTCGCCGCACCATTAAGCCTGCATGCGACCATTGCCGATGCATTGGATCGTCTACAAATTGAACACGAGGAAATTGATTATGAGCATGCCCAAGATTCGTCGGAAGACTCGCCCGTTCTTCAGAGCGAGGAAGGACAAGAACGAGAACTCGCATCTGGACGAGAAGGCTTGGTTGAGAGCGGAGACAATTCGCTTGATTGGTAAACCTCAGGTGAGCGTCTTGGATGCTTACGCTGGGGAGGGTCATGTGTGGATGCGAACTCAAGAGTTGATCCCTGATGTGGAGATCTTGAGGATGGCGATTGAGAAACGCAAGAGTGCGGCGGAGCAGAACGCCATTGTTGGTGACAACATGAAGGTGCTACCAACTTTGGATCTTCAACAGTTTGATTTGATTGATCTGGACGCTTTCGGTTTTCCGACTGAGCAGATTCGGATCTGTGCTGAGAAGGCTCCGAATGTTCCCGTGGTGATGACGGCGATCGCTAACCATTACGCACCCACCCCGTACATTGTCACTGATGCAGTTGGGATTCCTGAGCATTGGCGAAAGGTTGACGGTCCGTATCCGCACATGTTGTTCGCTAAGAAGCGTTGGACATATTGGGAACATTATTTGTGGTCGTTGGGTTATCGGCATGCGACCAGAATCCACATGCCAGATTTTGGTTACACAAAACGCTATGAAGTGTTGTGGAGTGCTGAAGCATGGGCTAAAGTGCAGTAACAATTTTGTTGAGAGGGGTTTAAATGGAAACGGTAAAGACAGCAGTTGCCGAATTGAATGACCGACAAATTTTGGTCATTCTTTTTGAAGATGGGACTTTGCATATTGCGGAGCGAGAGAATTCGTGGGACACATGGGGTCGCCCCGTGTACACACAATTTGCAACAATGGGTGAAAGCGCAAGCGGTTCAATTGAACTGGCGTGAGGTCAGATATAAAACAGGTGAGTTAGCAGGGTTAAACATTTACATTGAGGAGGAAATTATGGATTTTGATGATACGGGCGAATGCCCATTGTGCCATGTTGGATGTTTGGACGAGTGTGAGTCAGAATGTTTGTCTCGCGATCTTGTGTTTCGCCGCTTTGTCAGAGTGGGCAACGAACTGAAATTAGCGTTGGAGTTGATGATGCGAACCTTGCCGTCTCGTGACGATCGGATTCGTATTGAGGAAACCATTGACGAATGGAAATTTATGGCTGGTTCACTGTGAGCGCATTGATTGGAATTGCGCTCGCAGTGTTTTTTCTCGTCGTGACAGAAGTTTTTATTCGGAAAATTGACAAAGATGACTGATGGATAGCCACAAGAATTACAAACCAATTCTGTGCGCCCGATGCGATCAACCGATTAGTTGGGCTTGGGGTTTTACGGACACGGGACAAAAGTTTGGGTATTTGAAATGTCAAGGATGTGAAGGGGATCAGGATGAGTGAAGGAAAAATTTTTGTGGGCGATGTTCGTGAACGGTTGTCTCTTGTTGCTGATAAGTCGGTGCAGTGTTGCGTGACCTCACCACCTTATTGGGGGTTGCGTGATTATGGGAACGGTGACCAGATCGGGTTGGAACAGACACCTGAAGCGTATGTCGCAGAGTTGGTTGCCGTGTTTCGTGAAGTGTGGCGGGTAATGCGAGACGATGGTGTGTTGTGGTTAAACATCGGCGACTCGTATGCAGGATCTGGTAAAGGTCCAGCAGGTAATCTTGGGGCGACTCATAACGAACGCCATTTGGAGCATGTGCATTCAAAGATTGTGCCGTCTGGTTTGAAACCGAAAGATCTTGTGGGGATTCCGTGGCGTGTTGCTTTTGCTTTGCAGGCTGACGGATGGTATTTGAGGCAAGATATTATTTGGGCGAAACCTAACCCGATGCCTGAGTCAGTTGCTGATCGTTGCACAAAGTCGCACGAGTATTTGTTTTTGCTCACTAAATCTGCCCGATATTTTTTTGACAATATTGCTATTAAGGAACCTTCTAAGCAGGATTGGGGCACTCGGAATCGTGATGACGGCAAGTATCACAATGAGGGCACTGGCTTGACCCCGCATACTGGCTTAACGAAGTCGTATGACATGGCTAACAAGCGGTCGGTGTGGAGTATCCCTACGAAACCGTACAAGGGTGCCCACTTTGCTGTCATGCCTGAAGCGTTAGTGGAGCCGTGTGTGCTTTCTTCTACAAGTGAACATGGTGCATGTACCGAATGCGATACCCCGTGGAAAAGAAAACTGGAACGAGGCGAAACTGCTGAACGAAAAACTCGTGACGGTTATATCGGTGTGATACCGGGGCGTGATTCTGCTACTCGGATGCAAAGCGTTGATATGGAGGCAGTGCCGTACACGACTGTGGGTTGGGAGCCGTCTTGTGAGTGTGGTGTGGATACGGTCAAGCCATGTTTGGTGTTGGATCCGTTTACTGGGTCGGGAACTGTCGGTGTTGTATCAATGCGAATGGGTCGTGACTTTGTGGGTACCGAATTGAATCCTGATTATGCTGATCTGGCGGTCAGACGAATTGAGGATGACCAGCCGATGTTTAACCATGTGCAGGTGGTGTGATGGAGCAGAAAACTTTTTCGCACCGTCTGATCGTTGCTGATATGGCTGATGCTATTCGTCGGGTGTGTGATGTGTGTGGTTCGGCTCCGAATGTTCAGCAGGTTCGGTTGAGTTGGTTTTCTCCTACTCGGAAGGGTGTGGAGATCAGTTGCCCGAATGGACCGCACGAGTTAGTGGATCTGTGATGTTGAAACAAACGAAAGAGAAGCAATGCCTGAATTAAATGCCAACATCCCGCCCATTGAATGTTTTGTACGAGGAAATTATTTGCGTGACCAGCAAGATAGTCACGATCTCAAATTTCCTTGCATGATTTTCGGGGTGACTTCAATGCAGGGCAGGAGTCCGCTTTTTCATTTCTTGATGGAAGACGGCGGTGTGTGGTGGCGTATGCCGATCTCCGCTTTTTGTTCCCGTGAAGATTCCCCTGAAATTGATATCCACGATCTGGTTTTGTGGAATTCTTTCTCAGCGCATGTGTCGGTCACAGAATTTCAGGCGATGCGAAACATGAGGATGACTTATGTGGCTCGTTCTGGCGAGTTTGTGAACGGCAAATATTTGTTTACGCTTGACTGGCATTCGCCTGATGACAATGTTTTGAACGGCGGGTTTTCTACGAATCCGGGTCAGCATAAGTGTGGGCATGTGATTGAACGGGATGACGGCAATTACGCTATCCAACCTAATAATCGGGTTCGGTTGTTTGATCCGTCATTCACTACTAAAACTGGGACTTTGATTGAGCGGTTCATCAACACACGGTTGTGGGATGTTGAAGATGCTCACAAGTGGGTGACTTCTGATGATGATCGTTACGAGTACGGCGTTGAAATGAGGCATCAGGGTGATGATGGTGGATGAAGAATGGTTTTGTTGTGATGCGATTAGACCTGACGGGTTTACTTATCACCAGTTTGTGACGGTGTGTGATGTGTGTTTTACGCAGTTCCCGTATTACGACTGCTTTTGTGAGTTGAAACATGAATGTGTACCAAATAAATGGAGGGATAGAAGAAATGACATTTGATGAATGGTGTGAGTTTGGGATCGTTCAGGGTTGGGTGTCACCGTTTGTGTGTGAGATCCACGATGGGGTTCCGATGTCTTTAAGTGAAGAGATTGCTATGCAAGACGGTAACGAATCGTGTATTTGGGTGATGCGAATGTATGCAGACGGCGACGAAAAGGCGGCGGTTGAGGATTTCAGTCCGCATGCTTTGTGGCGTAAGCCGTTTACTTTGAGGGCGGTTGACTGATGCATTTTTATGATGTGGACGATGTGAATGGTGATCTGGTTGATCTGATCCCGTTTTGTTCTGATTGGTGTCACCGCAGTTGGTGTATTTCTGGCGGTGGTGTTTATGGTGGGTGGAATGGTGCCCACGAGGTTGATTATTCAACGGTGTGTGCGTGGTGTCAAGAAAAAATTGTTGGTTTCGGAGATCTTGAGGAGGATCAGTGAGCGATAGTGATGTTGAGATCGTTGAGGAGTTAATTGGGTTGGTTAATGTTGATCGGTCGTGGATGGAGCATGCGGCGTGTCGGGGTATCCACCCAAATTTGTTTCATTCAGAGTTTGGTGATTATCAAACGCAGAAGCAGGCTCTTGTTGTTTGTAACGGTGTGACAGCGACCCGAAAAACTTGTGGTGTGAATCCTTGCCCAGTTCGGGAGCAATGTTTGGAGTATGCGATGTCTTTACCTCCCCGTACTGATACTCATGGGGTGTATGGAGGCAAGACGCATAAACAGCGTGTTAGTTTGCGGAGTGTTCGTGGGGTAACGAAGGGTAAGCCTCGTTCACCTTGTGGTACTCAGGCGGGTTATCGGTCGCATTTGCGGTTTAACGAAAAAACTTGTGATGAATGTCGGAAAGCCAATGCTCTTCACAAAATGTTGTTATTAGAATCCAAGAATGCCCGAATTCTTTCAACCTAAAAAAGTCCGTTATCCGTCTTCCGTTCAAGAGATGTTTTGGTTATGTGAACAGATGAAGGAGGCAGAAGCGTCTGGGGAGGAAGCCCCGTTTGATGTCTTAATGTCTTCGGCGTTTGTGCATGATGTGGCGTTTCGTATTTTGAGGTTGGAGAATGCCATACTCAACCTTGTTGGTGATGCGAATGATGACACCGACGATGTAGGGTTTCCGTTTAGTTGAAGAAACCCGTTTTGGGTCACGCCGACAGTGTGCATGTCGTTCAGGGTTTGTATCCGTTGGAGGGTATGAGTCGCAAAACACGGTTGCGTGGGTAGATCCCCTTATGCGAACCGATTCTAGGTGAAGTGTGTAATTGGGGAGCCACGAATCCGTGAGGACGAATTAGAAGGTTAGGACATGAGCCGTGTCGTTAAAGATTAGGTCGGGGCTTCCGTAGGGCAACGGAAGGGGTGGTGACAAATGCAAGTCTGAGAAAACACCCGTTTCAGGATGACCCTATATAGCACCCCCTGCTACAGCGGGCACCACACGGGCACACAGAGGGCTATATGGGGCACCACAGCGTACCCAGATAGGTCACTCTTTCCCCCTGTGGCACATCCTCGTATTTAGAAACAACACACCCGCACACCTAGAAACACCCCTACATACACCCCCCACATACACCCCCCTATACAGCACGCTGACACACACACCACACCACACACAACTACCATACCCACATGGGCAGAAACAGCAAACTCACACCAGAAACACACACCAAAATCATCGGAGCCATCAAAGCAGGCAACTACCTAGAAACAGCCGCCGCATACGCAGGCATAGACCAAGGCACCCTACACAGATGGCTAAACCGTGGTCAAGACGAAACAGAAACAGACCCACGATACAGCGAGTTCCGCGAGGCAGTACAAAACGCAAGAGCCGAAGCCGAAGCACGAAATGTCGCCCTCATCCAAAGAGCCGCCAACGAAGGCACATGGCAAGCCGCCGCATGGTACCTAGAACGAACAGCCTCAAACAGATGGGGACGCAGAGCCGCCCTAGAGGTCACTGGCGAGGGTGGGGGAGCCGTACAGATCGCAGTTGACACCGATGCACTGGAGGCGAAGGTTCGGGCGATCCTCGGAGGGAGCGTCAAAGAGGTCGGCGCAAGTGTCAAGGAATTAGCCCAACCTGTGGATAAACCCCTGCATAGTTGATGCATAAACATGCAAAAGCCTGTGGATAAATAGGGCTGACCAGC